TTACTCTTTTTTAGTCGCCCCTTCTCTAGCGGTGGCTCGTCCGAGCGCCCATTCACGGATGTCACCGGCTCTCCAACGGGGCCAAACGCCATCGGGAGTTACCTTCTGAGGGGCCTTTCCAATGGCGACCAAGCGGTCCCAGCTCGTAGCGGTGATGCGGAGGTAATCTGCGCATTCTTGGCGCGTCACCAGAGCATCCTCGTGGACCTTCGGGTCCGATATATCAACTCTCGACATTGTTAGTTCCTTCTTCAAGTCTGCGAAGATCAAGCTCCCAGCACCTCTGCTGAGCGGTTACGACTGTGGTTCCTCGACCGAGTGTTACTCGCGCGCCCGAATCAAGCAGGAAACCAAAACCTTTGAGTTCTCGGCGAAGCTTGGCGCAGTCAACGCGGTTGTCATCACACCAGTACTGGATGGCACGGGCTGAGAGGAACAGGCGACCGTGGTATTTGTCACGCTTGACGTCGTTCCCTCGAATGGCCCGACCCACGATGCCCATCGGTGCGACGACGGGGTAGGGCGGCGCACTGGTCTCAGGCTGGTAGGTCGGCGTGGTGATGATCTTCGGGGACATGTCGGAGATCATGCGGGAGAGTGCCTCTTCGCAGTCCATGGAGTTGTGCGTTTCGGCCTCTTCAACCATGCGGTGGGCGGCATCCATGGCGAACACACGCAGAGCCTTCAGGTCGAACTTGATGATGTTGAGCTCAGTCAGAAGCTTTGCCGCCGTCATCGTCACCGCCATGTGGTTGCGGTAGAAGCGGTACTTCGGCTCAGTCATCAGCTCCGGGTCCGAGTTGAACAGTTGGTACGACTCCATCAACATGCGTGACACCAAGGCACGATGCGTGACGAGATACTTGATAAACACCTCGCCTGCGCACCCCATATTCTTCTCGATCTCAGCAACAGCCGCGGAAACCTCCACGGGGTCGAGCTTGGGGATGTCGTACTGGTCGACGCGGATTTCGAAAACGCGCATCGCCTCGGCTTCCGTGTTCCCGCGGCTGGCGAGCTTGGAGAGCAGGCACGAGTTGGCGGTCATGGCGACCTGAGTACGCCACGATTCGCGTTGTGAAAAAGCAACACGCCCGGCGGCACTGCGCAGTCGCATGTTCTCCACACCGTTGGAGAGTGCGTAGCACAGGTCCGACAAGCGGTTCTTTTCCACGTTGGTGATCTCGTCGAACAACACCGGGAGGTTGCCGAAAGTGCCGAGGAGAGCAGCCTGCGCCTTCACAGTTGCGCCCTGCTTGCCGGAAATCACCATGTCAGGGAAGGCTCGGCCAAAAGCGTAGAGCGCCACCATGGCAGCGGTCGTCTTGCCTTTGCCGGAGTCTGCGCCCGTCAGTGCACAGGGGATACCGTTGTAGGTTGGCTCGGCGAGGTCGGTGAGCGGAGCGCCGAAGAGCGAACAGATCAGGTACTGCATGGGCTCCATGCCCTTGCGGTTGTAGATCCAGTTGAGCTTTTCAGAGTAGGCTTCCACCGTACCCTTGGGAGGCGGAAACGCTGCGTAGTTGTCGTAGGCGTAGCCGCTCAAAAGCACCTCAGTCACTTCGCCGGTAGGCTTGTACAGACGATTGCCCATAAGGAAGCTACCGTCGGGTTGCCACCCAAACGACGTGTGCGTGCTCGTGACGGCTTTCTGCTCCGTCAGTTTGTTGACGGCATCTTTGATGTATGCGGCCATTTGTGCAGTTGCGTCCTTTGTATTGAGAGTCATGATTTCGTAAGCGCCCAGCACCTCAAGGAGCTTGGAACCGCCACCCCCGACGATGTTGCCCGGGATGTTGAACTCGCGGATGATACCCTTGGGGAAGTGTGCACGCGCCACGAACTCAAACTTGCCCTCTGCGTTGCGAATGCGGTCGATGAGGTAGAACCGCACCTTGCAAAAGGGATGAGCTTCCAGAACTCCATCTTTGTTCGGGACGTAGCGCACCATACAGGTGCCGTCCCACTCGTAGCCCTTGGGGAGTTCCGGAACTTCCACGGTTACGGGTTCTGATGTCTTGACCTCCAACACCCCTTCGACTTCTTCAGTTTGGGGTTCAGGCTCGATGCGCCCGAGGACGATAGGCGTCTTGATCTTGCCTTTGAACGGGCAGCCTTCGCATCCGCTGGCGTTGCACCGCTCGAAGAACTCACAGGTCGGCGGTGCGGATTCCCAAGTGTTGAACCGGGTGTCCACGTCGAGACTGCTGTGGCCGGTTTCAGCACGGCGTGCCGACCATGCACGAGCGAGCTCAATGCCTTCCGTGCAGTGCTTGATGAGGCCGATGACGCCGCGCCAATGGTCATATCCGACGTCACCCTGTGTGTCCCGCATGGCTCGAACTTGTGCACACTTGTCTGCACAAGCTTCCGCACTGCACTCAAGGGGTGTATACGGAATCGGTTCAGGTTCTTCACCCATGAGCCACGGCGGGATGGGGCCCAGCGTAGTGTCCGAGTTGGCGAGGAGCTCAGCCACCTTGGCACAGAATGTGTCTGTGTCGATGGGCTCCTTCTGCTCCAGCACGACCTTCACCTCTTTTGGGTTCGCAGGGTCCTTGCGGTTAAACGAGCCCACGGGGCGAAGCACGGAAGCGAAGTCCGAGGCTCTTGACGGGTCAATCAGCAGGTTGTCTGCCTGCATGACGGACTTTAGCGCCGAGGCCACCTGCACCCACTCCTTGGGGAGCAGAGGCTTCGTCAAGCACCAATAAGCGTGGATGCCGCGCCCCGAATTAACCAGCATCGGGAATGGGAGGCCTTTACTTTTGCACCAGCCCAACAGTGCTTTCGCGCCTTCTTTCTGAGTGGCATACCCTTTGCCCTCCAACGCCTTCGTATGTCCGCAGTCGATATCGGACCAGAAGGCCTTGGCGGCCAACCAGTTGGACGAGGTGCGGGCAATCAGCTTGCCGTTCTCGTCGCGGTATGGTGCGGCCTTGTAGGCGGCGCACGCATGATAGGTCGGCACCCCCGAGGCATCGCACTTCATGGCGAAGGCCGCGGCATCTTCCAAGGACGTAAAGCCCTTGTGCCTGAAGCCCTTCGCCGAGTGTGCGGCGATGAGGTATACCCCTTCAGGGGGAAGGATTGCCCGTAAAAATTCCAGTGTGTTCATGGCAACCTTCTATGAAAACGGGGGCCGAAGCCCCCGGTGCGGTTTAAGTGAGCGTAGTGTTATTCAAAGCCGAGATCGTCGAGAACAGCCCCGAGATCTTCTTCTTTGTTGACCACCTTCGGCGCACCCATGGCGCGAGCGATGATGTCGTCCGCGGCCTGCTGTGCAGGCGTAGAAGCCGGAACAGGTTCAGGGGCCGGAGCGGACTTGGCCGTCGGCAGAGAAGCCTCAGGTTTGACAACCGTCTGCGGGATGCCTTCGGGCTCAGGCGCGTGCTCAGCAGCAGACTCGTGCTGCATGCCGAAGATCATGCTGGAAACAATTTCGCTTTCGGCGGCGTCCTTCACCTTCATGTAGGTATCCTGATCGAGGAAGCCCATGGCCTTGAAGGTGAGGCGCGGCGTGGCCTGCTGCATGTCAAAACCGATGCGGGTAGCAAGGGCGTTGTACGGGACGCCGCGATGGGCGCAGAACTTGCCGTACTCGCCAACGGCCTTGATGGAGGCGGGCGGCACGCGCAGAAGAATCGGTTCGTCGATGTTCGTCATGTCGGCGATTGCCATGCGGATGAAGTCGGAGCAAGCCTTGCCTCGACCCATCTGGCCGTTGTCGCCTCGAGCCGTGCCGAAAGCATTCCACTTACACGCGGCGCAGGTCTTGCACTGCGGGTTGGCAACGGAGCTGTCGGGCTTGATGCCGTCGTTCGAGAAACACGTCGGCTTGTTGTCCTCAGCGCCTTCCGTGAATCCGTTGGCGTAGTACGTCTTGGACTTGTTCGGAGAGACCTTGATGACGGCGACGGTGATGGACGTAGCGGGCGATTCGGGATCCTTCGGATTCGGAACAACCTGACGTTCGTCACCACGAACGAGGGTGAAGACCTTGCCCTTGATGGACATCACGGGGAAGGAAGCACCAGCATAGGCGAGCAGGTCAGAGTTGTCGGCCTGAGTGTTCTGAAGATAGGCGGGGACGTTGTCGCCACCAAACGGGATGATGTTGGCCATGATTACTCCTTATGCACGGCGGAAATTAACAGCGACTTCGCGGCGGATGTTGACGCCCGGGGGGACGTCCTGATTCTCTGCCATGAAGCCTTCAACAGCGGTTTTGTTTGCACGGACGTCAAGCAGATCGAATGCCTTGTTGGACTCGATGTAGTCCATGAAGGCGGATTTGTCAGCGACCGTGACGGAGGTTCGTTCGGAACGGTAGGCCGTTCCTACAGAGGTTTTCATGGATTCAACCCCTGCGTCGGACAAGACCTGAAGCATCTGAGCTTCGAGCTTGTCAAGAGCTTGAGTATAGGGCTCAAGCTGTGCTTTGTGATTAGCTTTGATCTGAGCCACTTCGTCGCGCACTTTGATGTACGCGCCGACGATGGCTTCGACATTCATAGTAGTCATACTAGGCTCCTTATTTCTATACGTAGTCTATTACAGGTGCACACTTTTCGCAACCTCTATACCGCATCGGGGTTATCCCTAATGAGGTCAAGGAGTGCGCCTTGGAGCGACTGCTTGTCGTCCAAGCGGCTGTAAATCTTCTCTTCAAGGTTTGTCGAGACGATGTGCACGATAACGGTTGAGCGCTTCTGGCCGGGGCGACGGACGCGGGCACAGGCCTGCTGATACACCTCGTTGGAGTAGCAGGGGCCATACCAGCAAATCGTCGTGGCTGCCGTAAGCGTGAGGCCATGCGACATGGTGGCCGGGTTGGCGATGATGACACGAGGGTCGTCACGGTTCTGGAAGTTGTAGAAGATGTCGTCTCGCTCGCTCTTGGGCGTCGAGCCGTCCACAACCGCCACTGCGTGACCCTGCTTGACCAGATAGTCGCGCAGACTATCCAAGGCTCCGCTGAAAGGCACGAAGACGATGACCTTGCCTTCAGACTCGCAGACAATCTCATCAACAGCCTCCTGACGCGGAGTGCTGTTGACTTCGAGGCGTTGGCCTTCGTCGCCGTAGACCACACCACAAGTTATCTGCAGGAGTTTGGAGGCCTTGACTGCCTCGTTTACTGCCAGCACTTCGCCCGCCTCTAGCTCACTGCGCAGCTTGGCGGCCATGTCCTTGTACGCAACCATCTGCTCTTTGCTGAGGGCGACCTTGCGTTCCGTGACGATCTGCGGGGGCAGATCGACCACGTCGTCCAGAGCAAAGCGCACAGCAGGCTGCATGATTCGGAAGACCGTCTCAGCGGCGTCCTTCTTGGGGACCCACTTGAACTGCGTCAGCTGAAGCATGGTCAAGTCCCTGAACTTCCCGAAATACTTCGGACAGTCGGGATTGGCCGGGGTCACCAAGCGGATCTGCCCGAAGGCATCCGTTGGAGAGCCTGTGAGCCCCCACACGCGGCGGGAGCCGTGAAGCTGCTTGTTGCAGATCTCGTTGGCCGCCTTCCATCGCTCCGCGGAGTGGTTGCGGAAGAGGGCGACCTCGTCGATCACAACGATGTCGATGTCATCGCGGTCGGCAAGGTCGTCCTTGATGATCTTGATGCCGTCCGTATTGATGATGTAGATGTCTGCGGGTTCCTTGAGGAGCCTCAGGCGCTTGTCGCGGGTGCCGTATAGCACGTTGACCTGAAGCTCCGGGAAGGACTTGAAGATCTCGTCGGCCCACGTGCGCTCCATCACCGAGATCGGGCAAATGACCAAGGCTCGATGGATGGCCCCGATGGAACGAAGGTAGTCAAGCGCCCACAGCGTGGTGATTGTCTTGCCCAAACCCATGGAGTTCAAGATGAAGCCACGGCGGTGCATGGTCGCGAACTCTGCAGTGACCTTTTGCGCGTTGAACGGCGTGAACTTCCCGGCGTACGGGTAGTAGTAGTTCATCGGTGCAGGCACTTCGTAGCCGAGATTTTGCAGAACCTTGGTTTCGTCGGGCTTGTGCGGCACCGCAACCAAGCCCGTCTTACCCCTAAAGCTGAACTCCTTGGCCGTCGGGATAACGGTTGTGATCTTCGACGGCTCCTTCGGTCGAAGAATCACCGCCTTTTTGGGTGCATAGATAATCATGTGCGCTCCTACGGGTTGTACGAGGACTTGCCTCGTCGCCAACCTCGATTTGCTTTCTCGCTCACAACACGAAGGTTGGACCGAGCGTTGGAACCCCCTCGTTTGAGGGGCGTTTTGTGGTCGACGTCTTTACCGTCTCCCTTGTGGACTAGGCCTTCTCGCTCAAGCTCACGGCGTGCGGCGTTGCGCATCGCTCGCTTTTTCTTTTGAGCCGGTCGAGCGTTGTAGGCCTTGTCGTACGCGGCTTTGCGCTCTGGTGATTGTGGCATTATACCTCCTTATAAATTATCGCCTGTACTGACGACGCCTTACGCGTTGCTCAGCTTCCCAGTCGGCGTGGCACTCCGAGTCGCACCATCGCTGGCCCTTCGAAATGCGCTCGCCGCAGTAGAGACAGAAGCCCGTGGGCTTCGCTTCCTTCTTGTTGGCATCGGGTGGTTTCACAAGAGTGGCATACGCTTCGAGCTCTTGCTGCGCCCTGTCAATGTTGTCCATCTATTAGTCCTCCTTTGTAAACCTGTACAGTACGGGTCGGCTGAACTTTCGGAAAAGCTCCAACTGTTGCTCAGACGCCACCTTCTGAATGTTGTCCGCCATGCAGTAGACATCGGACGGGCAAATCCAGTTGGTGAACGCCTTGGCACCGTTCGGGGCCATAAACGGCGTGCACATGCTCCTGTATTCACATGCGTCATATAAGCGGTACCCGAAAAGCGACCTGCACGCAAGCGAAGCCGGCATGACATCCCACATGAAGAGCTTGCCTCCGGGCTTCAGTGCCGTGTAGATCTTTCGCATGATGCCCTGCACCTGTACGGGGTCGAAGTAACCCATGGTGTAGTTGCAGAACACAATGTCGTATCGGCAGGGAGGAAGCTCCATCTTGGTGATGTCGCCGACGACAATGGGAACAGCGTCCCCACCGATGCTCGCCTGACATTGATAGTAATTGATCCCCTCCACCGCTGCGCGGCCTGCCGTCAAGTTGCGGACGTGCCAGATAAACTCGCCCGTGCCGCAGCCGATGTCCAGAATGGTCGCGCGGTCGAGGCACCACTCCGCACTCTGTTCGCACTGTGCAAGAAGTCTGCTTACGTGTTGGTAGGGATCTTTGTGCAGACGCCATGTCTGCAGGATCGTGTCGCCTGTGCCTGCAACCTGCGCCATGTACTGGGCGCACTGTTCCTCAGTGGGGAACATGTTACGGGACTGAGTAGATACATTCTCCATACTGCTGCAACCTAGTAAGTGCGTCTTCGACGACTTGGCTGTCGGCGGCTACGACCGCCACACCTCCGGCGACATGGATATTCTCCAAGTGCCGCTTCTGGTTAGGCGTGGTGTTCTTCGCCTTGCCGGGAGCCTTCGTCTCGATGCCCATGAAAACGCCGAGCTTCTGCCCAACCATCTCCTGAGTAATCTCCACAGGTGCGCATGCAATGAGGTCTGGGATTCCCACAACCCCCATGCCGTTTTGAACGGGCATGTAGCACCACACCTTGCGCGCCTTGAGCAGGGCCTTCACTTGCGCTTTGACCTTGCCTTCAGGCGTCATTCGACGTTCTCCTCTGGGCCGACCCACGGACGGAAGCGTTCGACATTCTTGATGAGTCCTCGATCGACCCACACAAACTCATCTCCGTCGCCCCAAGGGACGTAGTGAGCGACAGCTCGACGAAGCTCAACGCCCGCGCGCCACTCAACGCGCATCCAGACACCTTCAGGCGGCTCGACCTCAGGAAACCTGTTCCACTTGTGCGGGTCGTACTGGTAAACCTCTTCGAGCTTATTTACGTCCATACCGCGCTCCTTATCGTCCAGTGCTGCCGTATCCGCCCGTGCCGCGCGCGGTCTCGCTCAGCTCGTCAGCCCACTCGAACTCTGTCGGGACGAGTTCCTCGATGCGCATCTGAGCGATGCGGTCGCCATTTCGCAAGACGTACGGCCTGCCCGAAGCGTTCTTCACCGTGACATAGACCGGGCCTCTGTAGTCAGCATCCACGAGCAACGGGGTGATGATGAGCCCCTTGAGTGCGGTGCTGGAGCGGCTGTACACCACGCCAACGTATCCTTCGGGGATTTCAAAGGCGAGGCCCGTCTGAATGCGAACCGTCTGCTCTTCGAAGATCGTCACGTCGAACTCTTCAGCGGCGTACAGGTCGAAGCCTGCCGCTCCTGCCGTTCCTTGCGTCGGCATCTTCGCATTAGGGTTGAGTTTCTTAATCTTGATTTTCATTCTTCTTCCTCGGCGACGTATTGATCCACCGCTTCGTCTTCGATAATCTCGGTGAGAGCGTTGAAGACCGTTTCAACCCCCAGCTCGTAGGCGCGGCGGACGCCATCGCTTGGCGACAGAACGCCGCTTTCCACCATTACGCAGATAGCCTCGAGTCCGGGGTTGAACTGCTCACCTTCGTCTCCCTCAATTTCGTATTCCATCATTACACTCCACAGAAATCACAATCTTTGACGGGGCACCACTTGCGGCAAAGGCCAGACGGGCGCTTCATCCACTGGTCCTTTTCATATGCGAGATACAACCTATGGACGAGGGGAACCCACGTCTCCCAGATCTTGTGCTTTTCTTCGGCCTTGTATGACACGCGGTCGATCTTTCGATCCTTAAGCCAGACGTACGCCGTGTGGACGACCTCGAGCTCCGGCCAGTAGGCGAAGGCGAAGCCCGCATAGAGCGCCAACTGTTCGGACGGTTTACGCTTGCCAGTCTTGTAGTCGATGATGATGGCCTGCTTGCCGTTCTTCACGACAAGGTCGGCGGCTCCTCGGGACCATGCGTCTTTCCAAGCGCACGGTTGGAAATCTTCAGTGATGGAGAAACGGAACTCGGGAAGCTTTTCTCCGGGCATTGCCTTGATCTTCTCGACCAAGGGTTCGTAGCTCTTGTAGTCCTTCGGCAACGGGTCACCCCAGTTCACCGCGTTCTCAAAGAGCTTGTGGATCTTCTGCCCATAAAGCGACTCCTCACTCATGGGCAGATCCTTGATGTCTCGTGCCACGCGCAAGCGGTAATACTTATGCGGGCACGAAGTGAATGCGTCAATTGATGACGCAGTCCATGCGGGTATTTTCATATAGTCCCCTAGAGGGGACTAAGCCCCTCAACGGTTGTTAAACTTGCGTTCCAAGTTGCGGATCTTGTCTCTCGACAGGCCGTCTCGGGACGTTGTGCTGGGACGCTTGATCGCTCCGCTTGCAACGGCGCGTTCGTAACGCTCCTGCACCTCCTTGTTGATCTGCGCAGTGCAGACCGAGCGTGCTTGAGCAGGCTTCATCTCAGGATGATCCTGCAGGAACTGCTCTACACGCATCTTCCACAGCTTCTTCTTTTCGTCGAGAAAAGCCGTGGCTTCCTCGCGGGTCAAACGACGCTGGCGGCGGAGCTCCTCCGTCTTCAACGCGTTGTCAAGGCGAGCACGATAGTTTCGGGTGTTTTCGCGAAGGTGCGCACGGCGCTTCGTATCGAGCGGCGTGGCTTTTTCACGCTGCGCCTGAAGCTGTCCGCGCTTGCGTGACGCCATGTCCAATATGTCCTGAGCCTTGGTGGGAGACTGGCGAGCAACCGCAACGATTTCGTTGAGCGGCTCAATAGCCTTCCAGAAGAACTGGCGGTTGTGAGGGAGTTTCGCAATCGCCTCACGTACACGCTGTTCACGACTCGGGCCGTACCGAGGATCGAGCACAAGCACAATGGCTTCGCGCAAACGTTGGTAGTCGTATACAAGCTGTTTCATGAGAAATACCTTAGAGCGTCAGGGAACGCTCTCAGTATAGATCAAAACAAGGCTATACAACTACTCATAAATCGGCGCTACTTCGCCTCCCCGTAGGTTTTCCCGAGGCCCGCTTCGCAGGACACCGGCAACGTCGGAGCCCACTTTGGCGGGGTTGACATGATCGTTTCCATCATATGCTTCACTTCTTGCGCCTCTTCGTCCGGCACCACCACGATGACTTCGTCGTGCACCATGTGGACGACACGCCTGATCTTGCCATCGGCCTTCGCCTTGCAGGTCTTGTCCAGCTCCTGCTTGATCTTGCACATCTGGTAAGCCACGATGATTCGAGCGAGGCTCTGAATGAGGTTCTCGGTCAAAGCACCTCCATACAGGCGCGCACGAAAGCGCTTCTTCTGGTAGGAGTACTCAGGGAACCCACGGTCGTTTGTCTCGCACTTGAGGTCGGGGTAACGAAGCTTCATCCCGTTAGGGAGCAAAATCGTGTGATCCGCCCCTGACACGGGTAGCCTGATTGCCACGCCGACAGTAGAGTCGTAGCCGTTGAACATGTTGGTGATTGCGTTCTGGCAGTCCTTCCACAGGCGGGGAATCGTGTCGTACTGAGAGCGGTAGAGCTTGACAATACGCTCGCATTCAGCCGCGGGAAGGTTCACCTTGATGAAGCCGTTCGCCAATGCGTGCTGAAGCTTCGCCGCCCCTGTACCGTAACCGAGGCCGAGAATGCAGTTGTGCACAATCATTGGCCCCTGAGCCGTGCGGATAGTAAACCTATTCCGCGGCCCCGCATCCGCTATGTCGTAGACAGCTACTACTGCGCGCTTGATCCTGTAATGCACTACGTCGGGCACATCGTACAAGTATGAGCAAGGCACGGTGGCCGAACGAAGTGCCGACTGGAAAAGGGGTGAACCAATGAGGGCATTCCAAGGCTCGAACTTGGTCCCTGTCCAGCAAAGGTGGTCAGGGGTAGCCGTAACGCCACAGAAACTCAGCGTACTCTTTGTTCCTTGCTCGAGAACCCCGTTGTGGCTTACCCAGTCTTCTCCGTCCCATAAAAGATCGTCAGTCGTAACGTCCACGATGCGTTTCCAACCGTGGTTGGTAAGCACTTCCGTGTCAGCGGCTAAGCACGTCTTGCCCACGTGGCGCTCTTCGGGGTGCTCGTGCTTGTTGATCGGCTTGCCGTACACGCTCGAGGCGAACTTGGAATAGATGTCCTCGCCATTGGCGAATGCCTCGACGAGGTCGTTCTGTCCAGCGAACCACGCAAGCGTACGAGCTTCAATCTGCGACGAGTCGCACGCTACGAGGGTGTACCCCTCAGGCGGGCAGATAGCCTCGCGCAGAGCCCCGCCACGGGGCAGATTCTGCGGGTTCGTGCCGTCCCCGCCGGACATGCGCCCCGTGTTCGCCGCACCGTAGTAGTTAAGCATCACGGGCATCGGGCCGCGGCGGGCAATGTCTAGGAATGCTTGTGTGCGTGTTTCTTCGAGCGTGGACTTCAACCCCAGACGCGCCGAAGCAAGCGCCTGTACGCGTTCATTAGGATGGTCGAGAAGTGCTTGGAAACCGGCGTCTGTCTTGGCGAACGCGTACGCCGTCTTGCCTGTCTTTTCCGAGACTTTTGTCGGCGGCTCCACCCCTTCCGCCCGTAGGAGTTCTGCAAATTTGTCATTGCTCATGAAGGCCGAGCGGTCGCCATGCGCAACGCTGTCGAGCAGCGCCTGCTTGTCCGCCTTGACCTTTTCCAAGTGGGTTTCCAACAGCTCGGAGTTGAGCTGGAGGACGGGTTCGGTGAACATCCTGATCGTGAGGTCGATCAGATACATTTCTTGTGCAGTGGACAACGGGAGAAGCTTCTGCAGGAGCTGATACGTGAGGTTCACGTCCTGTTGGCAATAGCGCCCGTAGCGCTCAAGCTCCTCGGGCGTGAAGTCCTTGCGATGCTTGCCTTGGGTGTTGTACACCTCCGTGCCTTTTTCACCAATGCCGAAGTACTCGCCGAGCGCACGCAGACTGCCGCCCACAGACAGCCCGGTGATAGGTCTCGACATGCTAAGCGTGTCAACGATGACACGGGGGCGGATGCCGTATCGCCAGTTCATGATTGCCATGTCGAAGGCCGCATTGTGGGCTACGCACACATCGTTCTGTGCGCCACGTTCGAGCAGGGCTTGCTTGATGGTTTGATCGTCGCCGGACACCCATTCGATGGGGCCGTCGTCCTTCTTGATGGACACTCCGATAACCTCGAACTGAGGGTCTCGGATGTAGCTTTCGGTCGTCATTTTCGACAGGCTGAAGTCCTTGTCCCAGTACGTTTCAAAGTCGATTGTTAACATGGGGTTCTTCTTTCAGATGCTGAAGATTTTTTTCTGTATAGACGCTGATTCTAGCGCAAGCTGTACACGACGTCTATACGCGTTTATACATAGATTATTATTTAACCTTAACCTTCATCCCATGGGCGAGGCGCACAAGTCGAGTCTCGACTCGCACCAAGCGGCGCTCCATCTCACGGAGTGCGCGGTGGACAAGGGCAGGGGAGATCGTGTTCTTCAGGACACGTCGGCGGGTGTTGTTTCTCATAGGGTTTCTCCTTATTCATCAATCTTCAACAATTTATGGAGCAGCGCGAAGACATTGGGCGGGGCTGCGCCTGGGGTGCTGCACTGCGCGGGTCGTTCGCGCTCAAGATAAACCTTCGCCGCATCTTTGAATTCGCGCGTGTAGTGTTCGATCACTTCGTCGCACTTCTTGATGGCTTCCTCGCGAGTTACCGGGGCCAAGAGCATCTTATAAACGCGTGTGTCGGCTATGTCGCGTTGGAAGCACGAGTTGCCGACACCCAATAAAGCCTTGGAAGCTTCTCGCGTGGCGATTTCAAATACGCGCGACAAAATAGTGGTACTCGCCAACAGAACCGCATTGCCTTCGCTGTAGTAAAAGACCTCGAACCTAGGCTTGCCGGAGCCTACCTTGCGAACTCCGATGAAAGGCGATGCGCTGTAGTAGTACCTTGATCCGTCATATCTCCCCGTTATAGTGTTGTAGGACACCCGCATAAATCCGTGTTTACTAAAAAGCTTGTCGTAGAGAGGGATGACGGCTATTCCATCACGGATATTCAATGACGCAGAGTAGCGCACTTCTTGGCCAGCGTTCTGCGCAGCATCTTTAAGTGCGTCGAGCCAGGCGCACCTGCAGCCGTCTGCGTCCTTAGGGAAAACGATCGAAGTCGGGGGTTGCAGCTTGCACGGCACAGCCTTCCACGCGACGAGCCTCGGAATTTCCTTCGCCTTTTCGAAGCATCCCTTGAGCGCGCGTGCTCTGAGTACCGCGCCTGCTTCCCCTATGCCTGCGCGCAGATGCTTCAACGCGAACCCGCAATCTTTTTTACACTTGGCGTTCAGTCTGGCCAGAGTCGGCCGGCTCACGACCTCAAGCGAACGGCGCAGCCCCAACGGCTTGGTCACCTTCGCCGCAACCTTGCCATAGTGGCAGAAAGCGAAGCCGGTGGAGCAGGGGAAATGCTCGTTTGGGCGAGCGAAGACCAGATTACTGTAGTCTTCGATGTAGTCAAGAATATCTGAAACCTTGTCTTTATCGTGAGGTACGAAAAGCGCCCTAGAGCTGATCGAGCCGTCTTCGTCGACGGACGGCTTGTCGCAGATTACCTCGGAAGAAATGCGCAGGCCGAAAGAGGAAAATTCGTCTTTTTTCATAATTAAATCACTTGGCGGTAAGGGGCTTTCGCCCCTTTGTTATTTGGAAAGTACCCAACGAGCGTACTCCGCAACGAGGAAGTCCTTGGCATCCTCCAATGTGTCGTACCACTCGACATGGATGTCGGGGAATTTGGCTACGGCCTTGAACCGTGGCCGCGCAGGATCGTAGTCAATGATCCCGGAGATTACGAACGCGTACTTTTCGGGAATGCGCATCTGGTAGACGCGCCGCCCGGAATCGTTCTCGACGATGCACCATTGGATCTCATTCATCTGTGACCCTCAGGATGGTTCCGGGAAATCCGCTCATCTCGCAGTCGGTAGTCACCGCCCACACGATGTCGCAGGGCACTTTCTCCGGCTTAGGCGTGTATCCATCAGTGAAAATGACAGCTAAATCCGTGTCCTCGCCGCTGCGGTCGATCCATCTCGTGACGGCTCCCATATCGGTACCGCCGTACCATCGTTGCTTGCTAGCCTTGACGGGGTAGTCCTCGCGCCTGAAAGTGTCCTCACGCTCCACGACTGAAGTCGTGTAGAGCACGACAACCTCGCGCGGGTTGCACTGCTCAATGATGGCGTTGACGTGGCCGAGGAAGCTTTCGACCTCATGATCGGAGATTGAGCCCGACACATCGACACCGATGACAAGCCTGCCCATGGAGGGGAGACGCTCACGACGAGGCAGGTAGGCAGTCTGTAGGAACCGCTTGTTGGGACGAGCCCACGTGTGGTGCTGCTCAGCTTTGCTGACCATAAAGCGCTCGAGTACCTGATACCACGGCACAGTGGACTCAAGATAGTTCTCTAGTGTGCGAGCCAGAGAACCGGACAGCTTGCCCTGCATTCGAGCGCTTTGGGCCGCGGCGGCGATCTCCATCTTGCCGACGGAAACGCGTCGCTTCACTTCGCCCTCTGATAGGTCTTTTGATAGGTCCTCCGGGCGAAGGTCCTGCACTGGTACCGACGAGCCGTCGGTACCAGTGCCACTGGCGGCACTTTGCGGGTCCTGCTTTGTGTTCTTCATCAGCTCGTTGTAGATGTCGTCAGCGGATCGGTCTGCTGACCCCGGCATGTCCACGCCTCCATCAATGGGGCGCCCCACGTGCTCGCGCTTGAGCATGTCGTTGATGACAGCGTCCGTTGCGACGTTCCACACCTGAGGGTCGCGCCCCATCAGTCGCGGCAGATGCGCATAGGCGACGTGCATTGCCTCATGTGCGATGAGGAAAACGAGTTGTTCCCGATCGAGCTTCTCGACGAAAGCAGGTGCCACGCGGATAGTGCCATCCATTGCGACACAGGCCGTCGCCACACCGTCGTCGAGCACGATGGGGCGCTTCATTGCGATGCTCCCGAAGAACGGGCACCTTAGCATGAGCGCAACGAGCGCGCTCTTCAATTTATCGTTAGGTTTCATGGTTATTCCTCTATTCCGAGTACTTTCTTTGTGATGACCGTCGCAACGAGTTCCTCAATCTCTTTCTGCGACATTGACAACAGGGCTTTCTCTGCGTAGATCTTGGCGTACTCGTCGGCCGAGTACGCCTCTGCAAGCATTCGATCCCAGCGGTTCCGTTGGTCTTTGTTGAGCCATCGCACGCTGTTCTTGATGACAGCGATCTTGACGGCCTTACGCTCAAAAATGAGCAGGTCGAGCGTGTCGCCGAAAACGGCTGCATACGCCGCGGCGCGCTCCGCTTCGTCGTTAGTTAGTCCTGCCCACTTCGTGTCCTTGTCACGCGGCCACAGGTATCGGAACCCCTGCCCAAGGCGCATCATGGCCATAATGAAGTACCAGCCTTTTGAGCTCCTGCCGACATCGGGAGCGAGCCATTTGCGCGCTTCTACGACGAGCTTCCTGACTTTCTCCGACTGGGCAAAGGAAAAACCTTCCCAGCCTTCTTGCTGCCGCTTCTCGCCAGACGTAATACGCTTAGGCGTAAACCGTTTTCCCATTTAGTCCTCCATAATTTTTCTAACAAGCTCGGTCGCAAGGACTTCTTTGAGTTCCTGCTTGCTGAGCTTCTTTGCCGCCATGCGGATGATGTTGAGGAGGGATTCCTTCGTGGCGCGATCTCCCATGGCGCTGAAGATCGGCCCCCTTAGCTCGCGCTTGATGGGCGACTGCACCCGCTCGATGATGTCGTAGCGCACGTCGGGTTCTTCTTCGCACACGCGGCGAAGCGTGTCGCTGAGCAGAGAGACAAGGGCGCTGATGCGCTGTTGCTCCTCGATCTCAGCCGGCGATTGGAGGTACATCCCGCACTTTGCAACCCTGCGCCGCATCATGGGCTCCGAGCGGAGCATCGCGAAGAGCATCGGCGTTCCCATGTAGGTGCCAACGGGCACCCCGTAGTAGTCCCGCACGCGACGGGACAAGGAGTCCACATCCTTCTGCAGGCGATACGCCTCACTGACGTAGTATCCGCGCTCCGTAACCGTGTCGATCAGGTTTTTCAATTTCCTCATACCGCCACTCCTTAGAACCACTGGTTGAGCTTCTTAGAGATCTCGTCCATGCGCTTGGCAGTCGTGGCGCGCACGTAGTCAGACTCACGCAGAGTCTGAGGGGTGATGCTCACAAGAGCATGCTCAATCTCGTCCACAACTTCGTCCACGCGTTCGTCGTTGTTGATGTTGAGCTTCTTGGCACGCTTGCACACATCGCGCAGGTTGCCCACGAGCGTGTCTCTGAACACGGCACCTTCTTCGCCGATAGGCACGGCGAGCTTGGCGCTCATGGCCGCCACGGGCTCGAGAATCTGCTTGAGCAGGTAGTCGGTCGCCTGCTCTTCCACGTCCTTGATGGCCTGATCGAGCAGGGCCTTATCGGACTCGTCCATATCAATGCGGAAGTCCTCGCTCGTCGCAACGGGCGAGAACATGATGCGGATATCCCACTTGTTTACCATCTCGCTCTTGGTCGGGTAGTCGTGGGGATCCCACATGCCGCCGAGGAACCCCTTGTCTGCCATGACGGCGGTGTCCCACACCATGGCAAGCGCCTGCACCTTCTGCATGGCGACGCTGCGGAGCCGCCCGATCTCTGCGGCGAACTCAATGTAGTTGTCGTTCGGGAGAACGCGGACGCCTTCGTCCATCCACGGGAGAGTGTTCTGGACGGCGTAGTTATATACGTCCTGAAAAGCGTGCTGGCAGTCACGAAGTTCCTTGCAAGCGCGCAGGAGCTTCTTGGTGTAGCGCCCGGTCTTGGCGGTGCCCAGTGCGGCTTCTGCCGCCGCCGTTGCCGCCTTGTCGTACTTCGTCGGCGTGTACATGGAGCGGCGAACGCGGACGGTAATTGCCTTTTCGCGAAGGGTAGGAATATTAAGCATAGATGCCTCTGTATGAGTTAGTAATTAAGCGAAGGGACGACACGTGGTCGCCCCGATGATAGGTGTGATGATCGGTCCTACTCGTACTTGGCGAGTTTGTTCTTCACAGCCGTTAGTTCACGGTCAAGGGAATCGTTATCGGCCTCCTTATCGGCGATTGTGTCGTTGAGTTCGTCGATCTTGTCGTTAAGCGACTGGACTTCGTACTCGAGCTCTTCGTTCTTCACGTACTCGCGTGCGTAGTCCTCGCCGAGGCGCTCGACCTCGGCTTCGAGTTCGCCGATGCGGTCGTCACGCTCCTTGAGCGTGCTCACGAGATCCTCGTGGGGGTAGGTGTCGTACTCGCCTTCCTCGTACACCGCGTCGTAGGCCGCGGAGCGGCTGAGGCGCGCGAACAAGTGGCGTTCCAAGTCGGTGGTCAGATAGGGCTCGACCATACGCAGGAACGTCTCGTCGTCCCAATGGATGGGGGGGAATAAACATTCCGTTTTCCATGCTTGTCTCCTTATGCGGCGGCGCTGAGAAGCGCCGAGTTCTTCATTGCAAAGTCAACGAACTCCTTCGTTCGCGTGATGGCCTTGCCATCCTTCGTGCGGGCGGCTTCGTAGAAGACTTTCACTTGGAACTCCGGCGGCATACGACAAATGTATTTGTACGCCTTGGGGAAGTTCTTGGCCGTGATGCCACTGATGATCTTGGCCGCGACGGCGTACAGCACGTCGGGCTCGGTCGGCACCTCGGCCTTGTCGGGGTGCTTGGCAATCTCTTCGAGGTCGGGCAGGCCGTTGCAGATCTTGATGAATCCGCAGTATTCTGCGGCTGCCCCGGGACCGACCAACCCCTGCACCATTTCGAAAAAGTCGTCCTGCGGCAGGTCGAAGGGGATACGCCCAACAGACTCCCACGCGCGGGGCGTGGGGTTGAACGTTCGCGTCGCGTCGAAGTCGGAGAGGAGGGCGGGCCTCCACTTGAGGAACATCCTCAGGACTGCGGGCACGTCGTGCTCCGCCGCCCATTCGAGCCAGTCGTCGAGGTTCTCCTCGTAGTTGATGATCGCCATGCGATTGGCGAGCTTGGTCGAAAGGCGGTTTGCACCGCTTCGGTCTTCGGTTCTATTGCCCGTGGCAATGATGAACAACCGGTCGCTCAGGGCCATCTGCCCCGCGTAGCGATCGAGGATGACACGGCAGAGCGGGTTCTGCATGTCCATGCTCGCGTCGGACAGCTCCTCGACGATGAGGACAGCCGCGCCGGTGCCTTTGCGGATGGTGTAGAGCTCTTCAGGCGGGAGCCAACGGCTGCACTCGCCGTCCATGCGCGGGAGTCCGAGGATGTCCGTCGGCTCGCGGAGCGACGGGTTGAACTCGACGATGCGTTCCTGAGGTATGCCATGCAGGTCTGCAAGAGCCTGAGCGATTTCGCGCGCACAGGCGGACTTTCCGCCGCCCGGCGCACCGATGATGAACGGCACGAACTTGTGGCCGTCCTTGACGGCAAACTGAGCGAGGACGGATGCTTTGATGTTCTTGAACTTCACGGTTCAACTCCTATAAATGATTCAGTATGTAGTGACCTAAGTGTATACGAAGTGTATACGTGTGATAGGTCGATGATCGGTCTTCTAGTAGAAAACCATAGTGTCCAAGAGGGTGGACACGAGCGGCACGTTGAGGACGACGAGAGCGCCACACCCCAGCGTGCCTAAAACCATGTTGATAAACTCCACGGACTTCGCGCCGTGGTCGCGATAGGCGCAACGCGCCTCAAAGGCACACTCGCCCGTGGCTAGGACAATGCCCAGCCACGCGACGATGTAGCCCCATGCAAGGAATGTCAATATCATTTTCTGGTACTCCTTTTGGTCGTTCTCTTCTTGGGACTGGGCGCCTCAACCACTTGGGCGCGCGGCGGGTTGAAGCTTTCGTAGTGCGCTCGGTCGATTGTCGAGAAGGGGAACAGGGCGTCATCCGCGTCGGCGGTCTCCTCATCCAAGGAGGTCATGCCTTCAGCGTGTCGGCAGAAGTTCTCAGTTTCGGCGAATACGTCGCATTGCCCCGCGGCTTTCCAAAGTTCGCGAGCGAGCTCTCTCGCCACGGCACGGTCGAACGTCACAGTTACGTTAGCGCGGTTGCCTTTCTCCCAACGGTGCACCGCACGCAGGCGGATCTCCTTACCGTAATACATCACGACGAACGCGTTGCTTTGATCCTGAACAGTCAAGATGCGGCGTTCGTACCTTTCCAATACGGGTACTTCCTCGACGGGACAGAGCGGTTCAATAGCCATTAGAGAGTCTCCTTTATCTGATTGCGTGAGTAGGTGCGGACAATTCGCGCCTTCGGGGCGTCGAACTCCGCTTCTTTTACATAAAACTCCACCGTGACGCTGCGGGTGTCGGGCGCCTGCACCGCTGCACGGTGGAGTGCCTTTGAGAATTGACCACGCGAAGCGGTGTCTAGAGACGCCTGCTCGCGGGTGTCTATTAGCTGATACACGTGGCCTCCTTGGGCGGAATGCCGCCCGATGATCGGTCTAGCGGTCAGGCGGCGATAAGCCACACCGCCTGACACATTGCTATTGCCCATTCGAGGGCATCTTCGAGGTTATCGAATGATTCCTCTTTTAGTTCGCCGTTGGTGTACCACACCCCGGCGACCGCACGGTACGCAGAGACGCCGGCAGGAGCGGCGAAGGCGACAAGAATGCCGCCCCTATAAATGTAGCGAGCGTCCGTGCCCGGTTGGACGATGATTTCCAGCGAGTAGTCTTTTTTCACGGTACCTCCTAGGTACAAACCCGTAACTAGACAAGTTTTTAGTGCGTCTAGCCGCTCGCTAGAGTCTTGTCTAGCTCGAAACGCCTGTGGCCGTAGGGACTAGACGCGTGACTAGACAAAAAGACAAGTTCTTCAAAAAACAGGTCTAAAGTTTTTGGGGTCGAAAGTGTGAAGCTGTATAGAACATCACGATTTGTTACATTCGGCGATGCTAGACAGGAATTGCCTGAGGCTAGACAAAAAATCGAGACTTGTCTAGGACTTGTCTAGCGCCTAAACCCCTGTGGGAGTAGGCGAGAGCGGTTTTGCTAGACAACTAGACAAGATTTTTTCGAGGGGGTCGTGGTTTTGCGTGGCTGTACCCCTGTCTAACGCCCCGAGGTTGAGGGGCGTTGAGGCCCTCGCGTACGTACCCTCTTTTAATCTTCTTGTCTAGTTGTCTAGTAAGAAAGAAGAGAATGAATAGAAGCCCTGTGGCACAGGGGTTTCGAGGCGATTTGGCCCCTAGACAAAACTGTAGCGATTGGCTAGACAAGCGATTTCTTGTCTAGTCGACGGTCTCGCTGGCAATTTTCGCCCGTGCGGGCTCCAGAAGCAGTGCGCCTAGGCCACTTCGTGGCCTAGAGTCGCCATCACCCGTGGACACCATGCCACGGCGCCGCCGTGGCGCAATGGCCAAGCCCCTGAGGGACTCCACCATTACGTGCACTGGGTGATTACAATTGCGGGTACAAAAAACCGCGCGACCTTGCGGCGGCGCGGCGTGCGTTGTTATCGGCCTGATGATGGGCCCTTCGGGCCCAAAAAGATCCCCCGATCGGGGGCTGCCCGGTCGGGGGATCTAGGGGTTAGGCCTTGCCGGCCTTAATCAGCTTTTCTGCCTCATCCTCGTTTTTGGCCTTGAGCTCCTTCGCGTGGTTCGATTCAAACCATGCTTTGAACTCAACGAGGACCGCGCGGGGATCCTCGCAGTACGAGACAAACGAGAGAATTTCTTTTGTTGCGAGCGCAAGGGCGCGTTCACGGTCGAACAGTTTTTTGTCTTCGGGATCCTTAGACGCTTCGCTGTTCTTTTTTGCGGACGCGGCCGCGCGGTTCAAACCGTCGCGGATCCGCTTGGCCGCGTCACCAGAGGCGGCGGCCTTAGCGCGAGTTCGTTCGGGGTCTCCGCCCCTGATCTTAAGGTCAAAGGCGTTTACCTTTCGCATTTTTTCGAATACGGCGGCTTGCTGTGCCGCATCCCTAATCGCGTTACAGACGGGGATACCATCTGCGCCGCGCGGTTTCTGGACATCAAACCCCGCGAGCTCGAAGTAGGTGCAAAACCTTTCGATTTCCATGCGAGAAAAGTGCTTTTCCTGCATGGCGCACAGGATTTCCGTTACTTTCCACGGCGCTCTAGTTTTATAGGCGTCAGTAACTACGCCGTACAAAACTCTCGACAGCGCCCACGTGTAGGCGTGACGCGTTACGCAGAGACCGTCGAGCTTTTCGGCGATTACCGTGCGATAGGCGCGGCGGTCGCCTGCGCAGTCGTCGGAATTGATGCGGACTGCGTTTTTGCTCGGCTTGAACAGCTCAACCGTCTGAGTCTCGGCGCGGGTTTCACAGTATTCCGCGTATTTACGCGGTACTGCGAAAGCATGCGACACTGCGGCTTTGACGGTTTTCGCGGTTTCCGTGGCCGTGGTTTTTGCGGTATTCAGGGTGTTTTCAGTCATGATGACTCCTTATTAAGTAAATTAGTTGAGTGGTCGATTCTCTTAACGCTCATCTAGCTACACCCCTCTGCGGCGCCCCTTTAATCCACGCAAGGGCGTCCGAGTCTACGGGCGTAGCTCACCCGTGGTTTTCTTGCGTCACTCTGCGACCGCCAAAATATCCACACAAGGCGGCCGTGAGGCATAGGCGCAATACTGGCCAAAATCTCCGAATTGTTATAGAGCAGAGCGGTTCGAATGAGTTCGGCAGGGCGATTCCGTACCTAGTCAGAGAACACCAAGGAGGCAAGCCCCTTGCAACAATAGGTAGAGACCCCTGCACCCCTAGGCGGGGGGTGGGGGTAGGGACCGGGCCTCGCACCACGCGGGGGTGCTTACTGCACAGCCATAAAGCAAACCCAATTTTTCAAAAGGTCTACACCTTGTCTCCACTAGTGCAAGCAGCCGTAAAAGTAGCCATAATGTATACGACGCCTATACAGGTATTGACTTTCCTCGCCCCCTTTGCTACTATTCACTCGTCACCTTTCAGGTGACCCCAAACGGCTCAACAGGCCGTGTGTGCAGGGGCGTCGCGGCTAGACGGCAGTGGGCCGCGACGCTTCGCCACTGGGGCTCAAAAGACTGCAGCTTTCCGCCGCCTTTTCAGGGGTAGGGTGGCAGGTACGACAGGTTGCAGTCTTTTGGGTCTCTCCTAGACCCCCCGCACCTATGGCGGCTCCTTGGGTGCGGGAACCGTGTTCTCTGACGAGAGCGGCTCGCGTGTGCTTTGACGGCTGCACTTTTTAACCAAAAAGCCTTCTCAACAGCCAGTTGTTGACCCCCGCGAGTGTCAAAGTCCCGGAGTCAGCTCCGGGCGCCAATTCGGGGATGTGGGGCTCCAGTGCCACATCTGCCAGTCGGAGGCCCTGACCGACCAGCGTACGCCGCGCTGAAAGTTCGAGACACGATCCCTCGGGCAGGCGCAACCTTTCAACCCCTTGGGGAACTTCACTAGCGGAGGCTTGAATCGCACGGTTGTGAGCCATTTAACGTGCGATCCGGTGGAGTTCCCCAAGGGGTTTTTCTTTTTGGAGATTGCGATGAAAAAAGTTCGCGTGACGCTGACGCAAGAGCAGGTGCGAGAGTGCATGGTGGCCCTCTACAAGGCTGGCAACCCCCTTGGAGACGAATTCCGCCGCGTGCTGGACCGCTTGGAGAATCAGAACAACGAGCCTTGCGCACCCGCTGAAGACGAGCCCCCTGAACCCTCCGTCGCTGAGAAGGTCCTCAGGGCTGCCCGTGCCCGCAGGAAGGTGGATGACATGTTTGAAAGGCTGTTTTGCTGATGGCTGCTGATTTTGTGAAGATCAATGTGCGCGTGTCCGCCCAGAAGCTTGATCGCCTGAAGGCACAAGCAGACCGCATTGGGTGTTCCTACAACTACCTGATCCGCCGAGCGATTGACAAATACTTGAAGGAGCTTGGGGAGGAAAGTGGAAATGACAAATCTGAGTGACTGGCCTGAAGACTTTGAGCGCGGTCTACCCGATGCTGAGGGGTTCTACGCCTGCATCGTCAACTATGCGCAGTACGACAGTTTTGGCCGGGCGACCTTCGCCATAGAGCTCGTGGACATTCAGGAGTTTGGGAAGTTGGCGGCTGACGAGCTTGGCATCGAGCCGGGGCTCTGTGCCTGCGACGCCGAGGGCTGCGTGTACAACATCAACGACTACGGCATCGTGGGGTACCACAGGATCTGCGACAACTCGTACGACATCACGACCGCTGATGGGTTTAAAGGCGTGAACAGGTTTCTGAAGCTCAATGAGGCGGGGATTGATTTCTATCTCAAGTGGTACCGGCGCGAGCTCGAGAAGATCCGTGTCAAAGAGTGGCCGGATGCTGACATCCCGCCAGCTCCGCCGCTGATGCCGCCGATGCCCGTGTTCTCCCGCAGTTTCTTTGTGGACGCCGAGAATGAGTGAGCCGACTATTCAGGACAAGTTCAAGCGCATTGAGGAGCTTGCCAAGAGCGGGCTCTATGAGCGTGACCCCAACGCCATGTGGACGGACGCAGAGCTCATCATGAGCTTCGCCAAGGCCATCATGCGGCGTATTGAGAGCGAGAGGAAGAAGAAATGAGCGCTTGGATGATTTATCTGGCAGACGTGTGTACAGCGATCTGCACGATTGCGACGCTGGGCTTTGCGTGGTGTTTGTTCATTGCGGGCGTCGTGTGTCTGCATGCGGCGATCAACGACCTGACGTTCCATGAGGTTGCCGCCAAGGCGAATGGAGTGTTCAAGTTATGGTCCATCGTGTTCATTGTGAGCCTGCTTATCGTCATGTTTGTGCCGAGTGGTAATGTCATTGAGCGCATGGTTGGCGTCGACACGCCGGTGGAGGTGCAGCATGGCGCTGACCGCTAGGAAGTACCTGACCATCAAGCCTGAGATGATCCGCGAGGTCGCCACTGGCCTCGAGGACGGCAAGGACATCGCCAAGCGGTATGGGTTTGACGAGGCTGAGTGGGACGAGGTCAAGGACCGCGAGGACTTCCAAGCCGCCGTCACCAAAGTGCGCGGCGAGATGGAGCGTTCAGGACAGACCTTCCGCCTCAAGGCTGCGGTGATGGCTGACAGCCTTATGGACAACATGTACAAGCACGCCATGGACGCCGACACACCCGTGAAAGACAAGGCTGCTGCGCTCCAGCTTCTCACGCGTGTGGGGGAGCTTGAGCCCAAGGCAAGTGCTCAGGTGAACGCAGGGCCGGGCTTCTCAATCACGATCAACATCCCGACCGCCCCGCCGCCCGAAGAGAAGAGGGTGGAGGTAGTGGAGGCCGAGGAGGTGAAGGAGCTCGAGCCCATGGAGCTGAAGTTCGGAGGAGGCGATGGTGCCGAATGACACGCTGGCCAAGGCACTCAAGCGCGAGCTGGCCAAGGTGGATGTGACATACAGGACCTTCTCCAGAGAACTTGGAGTGTCTCAGAGCTACGTGAGCATGGTGGTGCATGGCGATAAGTTGGGGGCGGGTCTCATGAACGCCGTGGGGCTGTGGCTTCTGACTCACAAGCTCGATGCGCGCTACATCATGGCGCTGTGGATCTATGAGCGTGCCAAGTGGCTTCGGACGCCTGAAGCGCGGTGGCGCTCCGCCAACTACACGGCGAAGCTCTGGGTTGAAGAGCAGGAAAGCAAGATGGAGACGAAAAATGCTGTTTACGACTAACGGGTCGACCACGACGGTGGGCCAGTGCACCGCTACGTGCCTTGCGAGGACGAAGCACAAGGGCAAGACGATTGTGACGTGGGAGCTGATGTACCCTCGCTATATCCATCCGGAACTCATGACACACCGGGCCTTCAGTCGCAATGCGTCCTCTTCGCGTGCCACGCCGCTCAAGGTGACGCTGGACGAGGTGTACAACACCCCTGCGTTTTTCGACCATGTGGGGCTCAATCAGGCGGGCATGGTGGCCGGGCGTGAGCTTTCCCCAGCGCGCAAGCGGGAGTTTGAGGCTGAGTGGCGCAACATGGGCGCGAAGGTGGCCGACTGGGTGTCTGAGATGCAGGACAAATACGGCATCCACAAGCAGGTGCTCAACCGCGCACTTGAGCCGTGGCTCCGCATCCGCACCCTCGTGACGGCGACGGACATCAAGCCGTTCTTCAAGCTCCGCCTTGCGAAGGACGCTCAGCCCGAGATGCAGAACCTCGCGAAGGCCATGAAGGCCTCGATGGAGAAGACCGAGGCGCGTGAGAGCGTCGTGCACTTGCCGTATCGCGACTTCTTTGTTGAGACGGACCGTCGAGACCAGATCATCCGCAACCTCGCGGCCTGCGGGCGTGTGTGCATCATGCGCTCCGACGGCAAGGAGACGTCATTCGATGACGACCAGAACCGCGTCCACGACTGGCTCAAGGCCGGGCACATGAGTCCGTTTGAGCACGTGGCGAGCTACGACGGCAAGCGCGTGAGGAACTTTGACGGGTGGAAGTCCATCCGTGCGGAGATCGAAGACGGGGAGTGCGAATGGCTCAGGTAACCTATGTGCCACCCAAGTCGCTTGTACCGTTTTTCACAAGTGAGAAGTTCGTATCCCTTGTTGTGGGGCCTATCGGAAGTACGAAAACGACCGCGGCGATCATGAAAATCGCCTACCACGCAAAGAAAATGGCTCCCTGCGAGGACGGTATTCGGAGGTCCAGAGCGGTGTTTGTACGAAACACGCGAGAACAGCTGCGGGACACATCAATCCCCGACTTTTTGTCGTGGTTCCCTGATGGTGTAGCAGGCACTTACGCTAAGACCGACAATGTGTTCATGCTGAAATTTGATGACGTCGAGTGTGAAGTGCTGTTCCGCGGGTTGGACGACGCCCGCGACGTGCGCCGATTGCTGTCCTTGCAGGTGAGCTTTGCCATCCTTGACGAGTTTCGAGAGATCAACCCCGAGATTTTCAAGACCATTCAGGGGCGTCTTGGCCGATATCCGAACAAGATGATGGTGAAGCCGCGTCCTGAGTGGGGAAACGACGACAACGGACTTCCTATTGGTGGGTGCGTGACGGAGGACGGCAAGTCCAATGCCCACTTGTGGGGTGCCTCCAACCCTCCCGATATGGAAACATACTGGGAGGAGTTCTTGAGTACTCCGCCCAATAACTGCCACGTGACGATTCAGCCTTCGGGACTGTCTCCGAAGGCCGACTGGATTGAGTTTTTGCCCGCCGGATACTACGACAACCTCGCAGAGGGCAAGGATCAGGACTGGATCGACGTCTACATCCACTCCAAATTCGGCAAGAGCCTAGCGGGCCAGCCGGTTTTCCGCAGTTTCGCGCGCGATTTGCACGTTTCAAAAGACCCGTTGAGGTATATTAAGAGCACAAACAATCCCATTATCATTGGTATGGATGCGGCTCTGCACCCGGCGGCTGTCTTTGGTCAAGTGGACTACAAGGGCCGCCTTTTGGTGCTCGACGAGGCGTATGCAACGGGTACGGGGGCGACGAAGTTCGTCCGCGAGAAGATCAAGCCGATCCTCGCAAGTCGTTTTCCGGGGCAACCCGTCGTCGTGGTCATCGACCCGGCGGCGAATGCGAGGGCTCCGACGGATGAGCGCACGGTGTTGGACATCATTCGATCCGAGGGACTGTCGGTACGCACTGCGTCGACGAACTCGATTCAGGCTCGAATCTCTGCTGTCGATGCGAACTTGACCCGCGTAATCGACGGCGAGCCTTGGATGCTGATCGACGGTGAGCGTTGCCCCTCGCTGATTGCTGCGCTCGCGGGCAAGTACCGCTACAGGCGCAAGACGGACGGCAATACTGAGGATAAGCCCGACAAGACTCACCCTTGGTCCGATATCTGCGATGCCCTGCAGTATCTCTGCCTGCACACGGACACGAGCGGCATCTACAACCAGCAGTTTGCGGACAAGGCTGTTCCGGTGCGGAAGGTGGCGTTCCGCTATTTGTAGGCGTTTAAGTGAGGAGTAGATGGACGTAGCTGTTATTGAGGCTCAACCGGTGGCGTACGCTCGCCCGAACGGGCAGGCGATCCCCCTGCGCGGGCAGGTGCCCGGCGTTGTGAGCGTGGGGGGCATCATGGAGATGCGCTCTCTGTCCCAACAGTTGGAGGATGAGCGCGCTGCCGCTGCAAAGGAGGCCGAGAAGCCGATCATTACGGGTATCGCAGGCCATATCCGTCGGTGCTGGAACGAGGCGCGTTCCTCGAAGGAGCAGAAGGTTGAGAAGCAGATGCTCAAGAACCTTCGACAGCGCCGTGGCGAGTACGATGCCGATATGCTGGCTACGCTGCAGGAGCAGGGTTCCGCAGTGGTCTACATGTTGCTTACTAGCAACAAGTGTCGCTCCGCGGCTGCTTGGCTGCGTGAGGCACTCGGCGGCATGCCGTGGTCTGCTGCTCCTACGCCCGTGGCCGATATTGACGAGACGACGAAGGCTTCCATTGTGGGGCTGGCTGAACAGGAGATCCAGAAGGCGATGGCGATGGGCATCTTCCCATCAGACGCCGAAGTTCGTGAGTTTATGCTTGCTGTGCGCGATCAGGCGTTTGCGAAGGTGCAGGAGATTGCGAAGACCCGTGCCCAACGCATGACGGAGAAGATGAAGGACCAGCTCACGGAGGGCGGCTTCGAAGAGGCTATGGATGCCTTCATTGACGACCTCGTGACGTTCCCTGCGGCCATCCTGAAGGGCCCTGTGGTGCGTGTGCGCCCGCAGCTGAAGTGGAAGTACGGTGGCGACGGCAAGATGGACGTAGACACGGAGGATGCCTTCCGCCTTGAGTGGGAGCGTGTCGACCCGTTCGACCTTTACCCTGCGCCTGATGCGACGTGCATTGATGACGGCTACCTTATCGAGCGCCACCGTCTGTCGCGAGCCGACCTTGTTGGTCTGAGGGACGTTGAGGGGTACAGCACGCCTGCCATCAATGCCGTACTTGACGAGTATGGCAAGGGTGGTCTGCATGAGTGGCTGTATGTAGATTCCGAGCGCGCGCAAGCTGAGGGCAAGTCACTTATGACGCTGACGAACCCCTCGGAGCTCATTGACGCGCTTCAGTTCTGGGGCTCCGTGCAGGGCAAGATGCTCCTCGACTGGGGCGTTGACGAGTCTGAAATCGAAGATCCGCTCGCCGAGTACCACATCGAGGCGTGGCTTATCGGCCGTTGGGTTATCAAGCTGACCATCAATCCGGATCCGTTGCACCGCAAGCCGTACTACAAGACGTCGTGGGAGAACATTCCGGGCGCTTTCTGGGGAAAATCCATTCCGGAGCTCTGCGCCGACACGCAGGCAGTGTGCAACGCCGCGGCTAGAGCCCTTGTGAACAACATGAGCCTCGCATCCGGTCCGCAGGTTGCCTACGACGTGTCCCGCCTCCCTGTGGGTGAGGATCTCACCCAGATGTATCCGTGGAAGATCTGGCAGTTCAAGGACAACGGCACGGGGGGGCGCGACGGTTCAGCCGATCAGTTTCTTCCAGCCGCAGTCGAACGCCGCAGAGCTCATGGGGATCTATGAGAAGTTCGCTACGCTTGCCGACGAGTACACTGGCATCCCGCGCTACATGACGGGTGACGCCAACGTCGGTGGCGCAGGCCGCACAGCCTCCGGCATGTCGATGCTGATGTCCAACGCGGGCAAGTCGATCAAGAACGTGGTGGCGTCTGTGGACCGCATTCTGAAGCCCGCCATTGAGCGCCTGTACTTCTACAACATGATGTATCTGGACGACCCCGAGCTGAAGGGTGACGTGTCGATCCAAGCCGAAGGCGCGTCTGCGCTTGTTATGAAGCAGCAACAGCAGCAGCGTCAGAACGAGTTCCTCAATATCGTGTGCACGAACCCTGTTCTTACGCAGCTGATTGGCCCCGAGGGCATCGCGGTCATGCTCCGCGAAACCATCAAGCAGATGGGCTTCGACGCGGACAGCATCGTTCCGCCCCCTGCCGTCATGAAAGCCAAAATGGCCGAACAGCAGTTAATGCAGATGCAGCAGATGCAGATGGCACAGATGCAGCAGATGCAGGGCCAGCCTCAGGCCGGTGGGAGCCCTGCTGCCCCCGACAATCAGACGGACAAGCGCCGACTTGAAGATGGGAGCCCGCAGATCAATACGAAGGCTGCAAAATTGCCCAATCAGGTGAATTAACAGTCAATAGCTGTATAGACTATGTATGAATATGAGTATACTGTAGGCAGTAGGTTTGACCTCGAAACTCCGGAGCAGAAAGCTCGCCTTAGGGCGTGCTTTCACCGACTTGGAACCGAGGAATTCAAGCCGATGATTCAGTTTCTCAAAAAACTCTTGGTGGAGCGAACTGAAACCCTGCAGTCGAGCACGGACATGGCCGTGATTTATCGCATGCAGGGCCAGTGCAAGGCCATCAGGGACATTTTGGAAACCGTGGCCAAGAGCCACAAAAGCTGACCGTAAAGTCGGAGCTAAGGAGAAAAGAACATGGCATTGCCTTCTTCCGTCCAAAAGGCGGCGGACTACGCAGAGGTTTTGGAAAAGTCTATTCAGGACCCGAACGCGCAAGTTACCGAGCCTGTGGGGAACAACAAGCCAGAAGATCAGGTTGAAGCCGATAGCGTCGAGAAGCTTCGCAATCGTTATGCGTCTCTGCAGGGCAAGTACAACGCGGAAGTTCCGCGCTTGCATCAGCAGACGAAGGACCTTGAGTCTCGCATCCAGCAGCTGATGGAGGAGAACAACGGTCTGCGAGGTGAAGTCGCTCGATACGAACAGGCGAAAACCTACATTACCGAACGAGATTCTGAAACGTACGGCGAGGACATGGTTGACCTTGTCCGACGCGGTGCACGAGAAGAGTCGGCGAAGTTTGCGGCTGAGGCCGCCTCCCTCAAGGGGCAGGTCGAGCAACTGCGACAGCAGATGCGTTCTCAGGCGCAGGCTAATGCGGCTCAGCGTGAAGAGGCGTTTTATCGCACTCTTACTGACGAGGCCCCTTATTGGGAGTCCCAGAACTCTGAACCGGGCTTTCTTGCTTGGCTCGAAGAGGCTGATCCGATCTATGGATTCCAGCGCAACGAAGCGCTTCAGCGCGCCTTCAACGCCATGGATGCCCATAGAGTCAGTGCGATCTTCAAGGAGTACCACGACGCGCATCGTTCCAGCAATCCTCTCGCTCGACAAGTAAGCCCCGCCCGCACCAAGGGTGCGGCCGAAGTCCAACCTGAGCCCCGTGCATGGTCGCAGGCAGAGATCCAAGCGTTTTACGACGCTTGGCGTCGAAACCAGATCTCGGACGAGGATGCTCAGAAGATCGAAAAAGAAATTGCTGACGCTGTCGCTACCGGGCGCGTTACAGGCTGATCCTTAGCTCCACGGGCGTAGCGTCAAACAAGGAGACTTGAATGGCGACTATTACGCCCGCTACCGTACTGCCGATTAACAACCAGCAGTGGGCCGTGTCTAACAGCGCGGCCGCACCGAACCCGCCGTATTCCGGCACTTTCATCCCGACCCTCTGGTCCGGCAAGCTCGCGAAGAAGTTCTACAACACGACCATCTTCGGCGAGATCGCCAACACCGACTGGCAGGGTGAAATCTCCAACCTCGGTGATACGGTCATCATCAACACCATTCCGACGCTGTCGACCAAGGAATACAAGGTCGGCATGCAGCTGGAATACGAAGTTCCGTCTCCGGAAACCATTACGCTGAAGATTGACAAGGCCCGTTACTTCGGTGTCAACGTCAACAGCATCATGGAATTCCAGTCGAAGCCGAATCTGATGGACATGTTCACGGATGACGCCTCGACCCAGATGAAGCTTCACATCGACCGCGATGTCATCTACAGCTCCTTCTTTGATACGGAGGGTGCTTGGAAGACGTCCGAATCCGGCAAGGACGCTGTTTGGACCAAGAACATGGGCAAGAACGCTGGCTGCGTTTCCGGCTCGTACAACCTTGGTGATGACACTGCCGGTGTTGCTCTTACGGCTGAAAACATCCTGTCTTACATCACCATGATGTCGACGGTGATGGATGAAGCCAATGTGCCGGAAGAAGGCCGCTATCTGGTCATCACGCCGAAGGAACGTCAGATTCTCATGATGTCCCCGCTGGCTCAGGCACAGTTTATGGGCGATCCGAAGTCCGTGCTGCGTAATGGCCGAATCGGTTCCATTGACCGCTTCTCCATCTACCTCAGCAACCAGCTTCCGCGCGCCAAGGCGGGTAAGGCTTGGGACAATTCCACGGAAAGCTCCAGCGCTGTCAACCGCCACCTCATCTTCGCCGGTCACAAGTGCGGCATCTCGTTCGCATCCCAGATCACGAAGATGGAAACGCTCCAGAATCCGAATGACTTCGGCAATCTGGTGCGTGGCCTGCAGGTTTGGGGCAATCAGGTTACGCAGGGTCAGGCCCTCGTTCCGATGGTTGTCGCTGACGCCTGATAAAGGCGAATAACCCCGAAGGGGACAGGGCAACCTGTCCCCTTTTTCATGGAGGCAACAATGACGGCAGCAAAGGAGATCATGGAGCGTGCGGCACTGACGCTTCAGGACCCCGATTACACGCGCTGGACCAAGCCCGAAATGCTCGAATGGCTCTCCGAAGCGCAGATCGCCATCGCCCGCACGCCGGGCGCGTACTCCAAGGTGAAGACGCTTGCACTCGTTGAGGGCACACATCAGAAGATCCCCGAGGACGGCTGGTCCCTCATTACGGTGACGCGAAACTTCGACGCCGACGGCGTCCCGCTGACGCCTGTTCGGCTTGTGACGCGCAGTCTGCTCGATGCGGTGGTGCCACAATGGCACATGGAGACACCCTCTCAGCTCGTGGAGAACTATGTCTACGACGACCGTTTCCCGAAGGAGTTTTTCGTTTACCCGCCCAACGACGGCTATGGTTTCGTCGAGGCGGTGTACATGGGTATTCCCGCGCGGATTACGGAGGAGACTCAGCCCTTGGAGCTCGACGACACGTTTGTGCCTGCCTTGGTGAGCTACGTGCTCTATCGTGCGTTCAGCAAGGAGTCTGACTATTCTTCTGGTGCGCAGAGTGCCGTGCAATACTTTCAGGCGTATTCCAGCGAGCTTACGGCGGCCATTCAGGCGCGCGGCCAAACGACGCCCAATGCGGCCCTCATGCCCGGCGTTGTCAACGCGAACGGAGGTACTGAATGAAAACCGTAGACATCAAGCGTTTCGCGCCGTTCATTATCCCGCAGGCTGAAAACTGTCCTGAGTTCGTCATGCGTCAGGCGGTTGCTGCGACGGTAGCCGATATCTGCCAGAAGACGGGATGCTTGACGACGGAGACGTGCTTCAAGACCCAGCCCGGGCATTCCACCTACGACCTGCGTTTTGCTCCCGGCATTCGCTCCGAGAGCGTTCGACACGTCTATTGCGACGGCGTAGCGGTCGGGTCCATCCGGCTCGACGAGCTTGCACGGCGCAGCGGTCGTGGCGACTGGCGGCTGACGACTGGCGAACCTCAGTTCTACACGTTCACGAAACCCGGCGAGCTGTCGCTTGTGCCCGCGCCCGTTGACGAGCGCTACGTGCGCGTGATGGTGACGGCTTCCGTCGACCGTGACACTCAACAGATTCCCGAGCAGTTCCTTTCGGACTATCTCGACACGGTTGTGTGCGGGGCGCTGAGCCGCATTTTCCGCATCGCAGGACAGACGTACACGAACGTCCGCATGGCCGACGAGTACGAGATCAAGTACAACGCCGGGTTGGCTGAAATTCGACAGGATGTTGCCCGTGATTTCACGCGGGCGACGGGGCGAGTCTTTTATAATAGGATTGTTTGATGCCAGTGCAGGTAACAAATAACGCTTGGGGCGAATTGTCCGTCCCGATCACGGCTGAAGCAACGCAGATTCTGCTCTCCGGTGCTCAGGGTGACCGCTTTCCGAATGCTGTTGAGGACGTGTCGTGGTTCTACGCGACGCTCGTTGACAGTGAAAACAACATCGAAATCATTAAGTGTGTCGCTCGTTCGGGCGACACACTGACGGTGGTTCGAGCCGTTGACGGAACGGAAGCCCGGGCTTACAAGGAAGGCTCTCGCTTGGAGCTTCGTCCCGTTGCGGCCCTGTTCAATGACAAGGCCTCCAAGGATGAGGTGGAAAAGCAGCTCGATGCTCTTGAGACGGAGCTGAAGGAAGCCGACCAAGCGGATTACAGCGCGCTTGAAAAGCTCATCAACGAGGTGAAGGAAACCTACGTCACCAAGGAAGAGCTTGAGAAGACGCTGAAGGACCGCGACGAGTCGCACGAAGAGAACTACCTGACGATCAAGGACGCCGAAGAGACGTACCTCCCGCTGAAGGGGGGCACTTTGACCGGGCCCTTGACGGTCAGCCCCGAGTCGGGCGCGTTAGGCATAGTTGTGAAGTCCAAGACCGGTGCAGGCATCTCCGTGCAGGGTGGTGACCTTACGCTTTCGTCCTATAAGGACACGGAATCCGGGCGAACGTATGGTGGCAACCTGACGGCAGACGCGACGATTAAGGGGCAGCTGCTTCGTTCTACGTCGGACGTTCGTGAGAAGAACAGCATTGTCCCGTTCGACGATGGCGAAGCCGTGGGCATCACTGAGCTGTTGACGCCTGTCTACTTCAAGTGGAACAACACCATGGAAGACGACATCGGGCTGATTGCTCAGGAGGTGGAAAGGGTTCTCCCCGAGGCGGTTGGTAAGGACCATGACGGACGGCTGAGCCTGAACTATGCGACCTTGGTTGCCGTTGCCTTGGCGGCCATCAAGGATTTGAAACGTGAAATTGAGGAACTGAAATGTCAGTACAAATGATGGACGACCGCTTCATGTTGAATCAAGAGCCGGTTGAGGACGCCGTAGAGGCGCTCAGTCAGGCCAAAGTGGTTGTGTACACGACGATGGGGGCCACGGAGTCCCGCCGCCGCTACGGCGTGACGGGCCAGAGCATCGTTGGCGCGCTTCCGCAGGCGGTCTGGGTGGACGGCCTCGGCATGCACAATGTCGATACGGCGGAGCTTATTCCTATCCTTGTGCAGGCAGTGAAGGACCTGAGTGAGCGTGTGCGTGTCCTCGAGGAAAAGCGTGGGGCATTGCGAGCCAAAAAGGTTGCCGCTGCCGAGGCCGAAACCACGAGCCAACCCTCGGCTACGGTTTGACGCCGTATAGAGGTTGTATTGGTTTATGGGGACGGATCCGCAAATCGAGCTGGCAGCAGTCAAGGAGCAGCTGAAGTCAATCAAGGAGTCGGTCGACGACATCAAGACGGCTGTGACGAAACTGATTGCTATGGAAAAGCTGGTGACGGAAGTTAAGGTCCGGCAGGTTGGGCACGAGGAGAAGATTGCCGACTGTACCAAGCGCATTGAGGCCTTGGAGACGCGGCAGACGAACAACACGGCCTACCTGAACAAGCTTCGTGGTGGCATCGGGCTCACGGCTACGCTCGTCACGCTGATTCAGGCCGTTGTGCTTGCCGGTGCAAGCTGGCTCCTCACGTCCGTCCTCGACGCTCGTGAGGACATCAGTGTGCTTGACCAAAACATCAAGCAGCTCGAGCATGACCACGACCGCCTGATTCAAGGCCTTATCTCGAAGGGCAAAGTTGACAGGCGATGAGCAAGCTGAAGAAAGCGGCCATGACATTGTCGGCGGCAGGACTGCTGGCAATCGCAGGGTACGAGGGCTACAGCGAGCTGGCTTATCAGCCGCTCCCCGGTGACGCTTGGACTATCGGTTTCGGGCACACCGAGGACGTTCAGCCGGGGGACAAGGTATCTCCGCGTGAGGCGCTTTCTCTGCTTAAAAAGGACACACGCCTCGCCGAGCGAACCGTTGAGCGTTATGTCACCATCGACCTTGAGCAGTATCAGTTCGATGCGCTTGTGAGTCTGGTGTACAACATTGGCAATCATGCGTTCAGGCAGTCGACGCTGCTTCGGTGCCTGAACTTGAAGGATTTTGACTGCGTGTACGAGCAGTGGATGCGATGGGTCTACTTCAAAGGCAAGCGGCAGAAGGGATTGGAGAACAGGCGTGCTCAAGAGCTTTACGTCTTCCGTGGTGGGAAAACTTCTGTGGGCGCTGACGGGCGCCTCTGTTTTGGTGGCGGTGTTTGCATTGAGCTTAGCGAACCACTACAGAGCGGAGGCCGTGAACCTGACGGCGCAACTACTGAGTGAGTCCGCCAAAGCAGAGCAGTCCTATCTGTCGTTGTTTGCGCTATTGGAGAGGGAAAGGGAAGTTGCGAACGAAAAATTTTCTGAGCTGGAGCGTGCTAATCGCGTTCTGCTTGCTCAGCGTGACGGGTTGCACAACAAGCTCAATAGTCTGCAAGCCGAGCTCGATTCCGCCTCTGCCGAAGATTGTTGTCGACGAAGCAAAGCATTCGTCGGATTTTCGGACCGAGCTTTCGACATTGCGTCAAGATGTGCTGCGGAGCTTGGAAGAAAGCAGCAGGCCCTCGAATCCTGCGTCCGTTCCTACGAAGGAGTGAAGATTGTCAACGATTCTGCTCAGTAACTTCACGGGGATTCTGCCTCGCATGAGCGACTCGCTCCTGCCCGACAACGCCGGTCAGGTGGCGAGGAATGTAAAGCTCCAGTCAGGCGAGATTCGCCCATGGCGCAAGCCCGTCAAGGTGCAGCCCGTGCTGCAGAAAGGCGTCAAGTCCATCTTCAAGATGGAGGGGACAGGCGGCGAGACCCTCTGGTGTGAATGGGTGGACGATACCGACGTCTGCTACGGCCCCGTCGCAGACCAAGAGGAGTTCCGCATTTACTACTCCGAAGGTGGTGTCTGCAAGAAAACGAACTGGAAGCTCGCCTCAGAGGGTGACGGCATTGCTCCGCGCAACTGGTACTACCTTGGCACTCCGTACCCTGACGGAAAACCAACGCTAAAGGCCAATCGCGTACCGAACGACAAGGAGGAGTGGCAGGATAAGTACCCTGACAAGCCCTACGAGGAGTACTCGGCGGACAACACAGAGAACCGAGTTTACGCATACACCTATGTCTCCGAGTTCGGTGACGTGGTGGAGGAGTCCGCACCGAGCGAAGCCGCCGAAGTGACGTGCGACGTGGCGGGCGGAAGCGTGGAAATCAGTGGCTTCATTGACCCGCCGACCGACCACCTGAACGTGACGCGCATTCGTCTGTACCGCGCCGTCATGGGTGCATCAAGCGTCATCTACAAGCTCGTGGACGAGCTCCCGCTCAAGGATCACAAGTTCCCTGCGAGTGGCACGTCGCTCAACGCCGTGCGCTGGTCAAACAGTACGTACACGGACAGGGCGAGCGTGGTCGCTCTCGGCAAAGAGCTCGACAGCCTTTACTACAACGAGCCGCCCAAGGGCTTGAAGGGCCTCGTCGCCATGCCGAACGGTTTCTTGGCGGGCTTCGTGCACAACGAAGTGTGGTTCTCTGAGCCGTATCTGCCGCATGCGTGGCCGTCTGTCTACATGCTGACGACGGACAGCCCCATCGTCGGTTTGGGCGTCTATGGCAATACGCTTGTGGTGGCGACGACTCGCCAGCCGTACACGATCTCCGGCACGCATCCGTCGTCGATGGCACAGGAAAAGCAGCCGATGATGCAGCCCTGCGTCGCTAAACGCTCCATCGCCTACGACCAGTACGGCGTCATCTACGCGTCACCCTACGGCTTGGTTGCCATTGCGGGCGGCCAGATGGACGTATTCACACGCGAGATCATCACGCAGGACGAGTGGCAGGAGTACAACCCCACGACGATGACGGCTGCCATGTACAACAACTTGTACATGGACTCCTACCGCAAGGCTGGGAAGAACTTCATGCTCGTGTTCAGCCGCGGGGACCAGCCTGCGCTCGTGGAGTACTCGTTTACGCCGACGGCTATGCACGTGGAGCGAGGTACGGGGCGTCTGTTCTGCCTCAACGAGGAGGACAACTACATCTACCAGATGGACGCTGACCCAATCAACCGCGAGCTCTACGAGTGGCAGTCCAAGCGCTTCGTGAACCCGTTTTGGACGTCGTTCAGTGCAATGAAGCTCGATGCCGACTTCGGAGCGAACGAAGACGTCAAGGCGTGGGAGGCGTACCGCGACCAAGCGCTGGCGTATAACCGCACGATTTGGGAGCAGCAGGCGGGCAAGAGCCTGCTTGGCGAGTTCAATGCCGTGACGCTCAACACGTTCGAGGTCAACGGCTCGTTGATGCGCACGCTGCCTGTGCGGGCGGACTTCCGCTACGTAACGGTGACGCTGACTGCGGATGGCAGGGACATTTACTCGAAAACGTTTACTGAGATTCAGGCATGCCGCATACCGGCGGTGAAGGCCTACACGTGGGAGGTGCGGTTCTCAGGGACGATGTTTGTTCGCTCGTTCGCCATGTCGACGACTATGCGCGAGTTGAGCAGCCCCAATTAAGGAGGAAGCATGGTTGAACCGAGAAAGCCCGTTGTGACAACGGCAGGTTTGCCTGCAGGGCTCTCCCGATTTTTTGAGCCCGTCAAGCAGTGCCTTGAGATGATTACGGGTGCGCGATCAGGCATTCGTGAGCTCAAGGGCTTGCAAAAGGACGCGACGCTGGAAGAAGTCATCGAAAAGGTGAACGACATCATGCGCCGAATCAACGCATCGGGGAAGTGCTGATGGCTGAGGTTGTAAAATTAAATATCCGTCCGGTGCCTGTCAATCCCGTCGTTGACAAGGCGAGCGACACGATCTACACGTTTGAGATCCACGACGCCACAGGCGGTTGTGTGGACCTGCGCGGCTACACGGCGAAGATGATGCTTCGCCCGTTCCACGGCAGCAAGCGTGCCTACGACGAGCTCACGACGGAGAACGGCAGGCTGGATATTCGAGGCGGCACCGTGGCCGTCCACTTTCCTGCCGCAGTGACGGTGACGTACAAATTCACGCGTGCAGTCTACGATCTGCTCATCATCAGCATGGACGGTCTGCAGTATCGCGTCGCCGAGGGTGAGGTTTATTTCCGTCCGGAGGTGACGAGGTGAGCGGGATAAGCAATTGTGGCTGTGGATGCGACAACCTGTACGGCGGCGTGGCCGTCGTCGGCTTGCCCGGCATTCAGGGTGCCCGCGGCGAAGTCGGCCCCCGAGGTCCGCAGGGCGAAATCGGTCCGCAGGGCATTCAAGGCGAACGCGGCGATCGAGGCCCTCAGGGTATTCCGGGGCCGGTCGGTCCCGAGGGTCCGCAGGGGGATTCTTTCCAGCCTGACGCAACGGGTCGACTGGTCGAGCGCACCAAGTACGACAGCGAGCCGACGCACTTCTCCTTCATGGACATGGACACGCTTGTGCTGTATTTCAAGCTGTCCAACGCGCCGGGAGACTGGACCGAAGGGGTGTCACTTCGAGGCCCGCAGGGCGCTACGGGCGATAAAGGCCCCAAGGGTGACAAGGGTGACAAGGGTGACATCGGCCCGGTTGGTCCCGTTGGCCCCCAAGGCGAACAGGGCCCACGAGGTGTTCAGGGCATCCAAGGTCCTCAGGGCATCCAAGGCATTCAAGGCTCTAAGGGTGAAAAGGGCGACCGAGGTGACTCTTACAGCCCTGACTACTACGGCTTGGAGTCTGAGCGCGGAGCCTACGCATACGCCGCGAAAGACACGTCCTTTCTGGCAACCGACACAGGCATGTTGTACTTCAAGCGGACCAGCCAGTATGACGACTGGACCGACGGCATCTTATTCGGCAAGGGCGAACCCGGCCCTCAAGGTGAACCCGGTGAACCCGGCAAGGATGCAAACGAAGTGCCAATGGACCCAGATCCCGTCGCGTATTTCGACGAGCTCTATGGGGAGAGCCACGGAGACATCATCGGAGACTTGGTCGTGAACGTTACGCCTATTTCTCCTGACCCCGTGGATACTTTTGAAAACAGCCTTTTGTAACTTAAAGGAGTTGTGCATGGCTGAAGTTACTTTTGCTCAGCAGATTAACAATCTGTCTGCGCGCATGGGTACTGAGTGCAAGGCGCTTCACAAGAACGTCGGCACGCTTGGCAGCTTGGCTACGGACGACAAGACGTCCGTGGTGAACGCCATTAATGAAATCAACGGCAAGGTCGGCAAGGGAACGGCTGGTGACGTTTCGTACGGCCAGTACGAATACGCCACGGTGGAGGATGCCCTGAATGCGCTCCTCTATAAGGCCCCGGCCATCAACTCGTTTACGAACTCCGTAAACACGGTGGAGATGGGTAGCACGGTGACGACGGTTACTCTCAACTGGGCGACGAACAAGACTCCGAAGACGCTCATGCTCGATACGGAGCAGCTTGAGGCCTCGTCCACGAGCAAGACGCTGACCAGCCTCAGCCTGACGTCCAACAAGACGTGGACGCTGAAGATGACCGACGAGAAGGGTGCCACGGCAACTCGCTCCACGGGCGTCACGTTCCTCAATGGCGTCTATTACGGCGTCGGCACGGTGGCTGCTTCCGGCGGTGTGACCAATGACTTCATCAAGGGCCTTACCAAGAACCTTGCAGGCAGCAAGGGCAAGACCTTTACGGTCAACGCCGCAGCCGGTCAGTACATTTACTACGCCGTTCCGAAGCGTTTCGGCACGGTGGCGTTTAACGTTGGCGGCTTCGACGGTGGCTTCACGCTCCTTGCGACGCTCCAGTTTACGAATGCTTCCGGCTATGCCGAGGACTACTACGTGTACAAGTCCGACAATGCTGGTCTGGGCAATACGACGGTGGTCTGCAAGTAAGGAGGAGATGACATGGCTATTGAACTGATTGCCAAGATCAAGCAGAAAAACAACGGCACGTTCCCCCTTATGGACGCTGCCGACGTCGAGTGGAGTGAAGGTGAAAGCCTCGTCGAGCACATCAATTCCATCGACACGGTGGCGGGCGGCGTTGGCGAGCTCAACACCAAGGTCTCCGCCCTTCAGGGCAAGATGACCACTGCGGAGCAGGGCATTGCCACCAACAAGTCCGACATCGCGATGATCAATACGAAGTTGGCCAAGAAGCCCGAGATCAACGACACGTCTGCCTCCGGCACGGCTGTGTACTCGAGCACCAAGGTTGACAGCCAGATTGCGGCGGCGCGACAGGCCGTTAAGGATGAGCTCCTTGGCGGCGTCGGCACCGAGATGGATACGCTCAAAGAGGTTGCAGCGGCCATCAAGACGAACAAGGACGCACTTACGGCCCTGCAGACGGTGGCGGGCGGACACGTCAAGTTCGACTCGGCACAGGTGCTTACTGACCCGCAGAAGGAGCAGGCCCGCGACAACATCGCGGCGGCCGACACTGCGTCCGTCACGGCTCTGCAGAGCACTGTCAGTGGTCATACGCAGAACTTCACGTCGATCAATGGCAAGATCCAGACGATGGAAGGTACGATCACGACGCAGGGTTCTACGCTGACTGATCTTGGCGAGCGCCTGACGACGGCGGAGAGCGCCATTGATGACCATGGCACCCGCCTCGGCGAGGTGGAAACGGCCGCGGCCAACGCGGGAACTGCCGCGAGCGAGGCCCAGAATGCGCTTGACACGTTCAAGGTCAGTGTCGGCGACACCGGCACGGATTTCGTCGCAGCTTTCGAAGCGGCACTGGCCTAAGGAGTGCGTATGATTCAGAGTCCCAAAAGCTTGACGGAGCAATTACTGAACCTCTGCGAGCGTCTTGCAGTGGAGATGCGAGCCCTTTTCAACACGGTGGATACCAAGCTCGGGAAGACGGAGAAGGCCGTGAGTGCCGAAACCGCCGACAGCGTGTCGTGGGAAGGCGTCACTGGGAAACCGGATCTCGCAGACGTGAACACTCGTCTTGACAAGCTGGAGGCTCCCACTGCGGTCGCCAGCAACCTCGCTGCGGGTGAGGCTCCTACCGTGTCCGTCTCTCAGCAGCTGGACGGCAAGCTCCAGTGGTCGTTTGGCATTCCCAAGGGTGAGAAGGGTGAGAAGGGTGAGAAGGGTGACACCGGCCCCAAGGGCGAGCGCGGTGCTCAGGGCATCCAAGGTCCTGCTGGCAACGACGGGGCTCAAGGCGAGCAAGGCCCACAGGGTATTCAGGGGCCGCAAGGCCCCACGGGTCCGACGGGTCCCGCAGGCGCAGCAGGTGCAGCCGGTACCAACGCTGCGATCACTGGGGTGTCAGCGACGGTCGACGCAACCACGGGTACGCCGAAGGTGGTCGTCACTGCAGGCGGCACAGCGCAGGCTAGAACTTTCGCATTCGCCTTCACCGGCATCAAGGGCGAAACGGGGCCAGCTGGGACGACGACGTGGGCGGGCATCACTGACAAACCGAAGGTAGTTCTGAGTGTGAATAAGGTTCCGCCAGATAGTAGTGGGGATGTGCAATTGAAAGCGGGGCTCGTTCTGAGGAAATGGGGGTGATGTGATGCCGTATGAGTTTGCAGGTAATGTTAAAAGAAAATACTACAAGACTGTGACCACAAGCGGGACAGACCCCCACACCACTGGAATTGGGAAGTGGACCACGGACAGTGAGAGTGCGGATATCGGCTATAGAGATTATTGGTTCTATGTATACGTAACTAAAACTGTTTATCCTGTTCAAGACGGGGACGAGTTGATCTCTTTGGCGCTAAACGACACCATAAAACTGTCTTACCGCAATGACGACTTCGGGTCAGGGAGCAAGAGTTGGGGTAAGGTACAGGCAACCGTTAGTTACAAAGACGGTACAACCCAATCATATAGTGTTTCTAGAGGCGCGACAGTATCAGCAGGTGAAAAGGCTTTCACTAACGTTCTGTTTAAAACTACTGAGTCCCTCACTTACAAAGTAAACGGTATTTCTAACGGCAGCAGTGCCAGTAATTACGCACCGACACCGGGTACACCGGCATTCCCCGTTACGCTAACGTGGCGGAGAACCGTTACACAAGAGGGGAACGAGTCAGATTACACGTATTTCACTGAGTCATTTGATGCGTATGTGTCTAGGATTGAAGGGAATGGTTATTTTGCGGAGGTAAGCTAAATGGCAACAGATACAGTATTAGGCGTCATTAATGTTTTTGAGAGTGAGGCATCGTATAAAGATAATGCTGCGAATGTAGGCAGTAATGAGTTAAGCCTTGTGCGGGTCGCGGCGACTCTTGTCGAAACGTGGAGCAGTGGTGCTAATTGGTATCGCAAGTGGTCTGACGGGTGGATCGAGCAGGGTGGGTCGGGGACAATTAATGAATGCAGCACACTAACTGTGTCGCTTAATTGCGCAATGGCAACCAAAAATTATACGGCAATGATTACTAATACTTCTGGTAAAACTTCAGGCAACACAGAGGGATGTTTATTCGTAAAGACTAAGGGGACGGCCACTATTGTTTTTAGTTGTGGCTACATTGATCCTAATGCCTCGCCGTTCGATTGGTACGTCTGTGGCTATTAGAGATGAGGTCGAAATTAAATGATTGGTCAAATTTTTGAAAATACTTATGGACCTGAAGTTGCGCAATGGTGTAACGCCAACAATGCTTACATCGACGAGCTCGAGCCGCAGAACGGCGTGCGGCGCTTTCAGATCGTTGCGGTGCCCGATCCTACGCTCGATGAGCTCAAGACGGCGAAGCTGAGCGAACTCAACGCCGCGCACATGCAGGCCGAGGAAACCGCTCATGTCGTTTCGTCTCTTGGCTTCGAGATTGACGCGGACGACCGCGCGAACCGCGACATCGACGGCATCCTAAAAACTATCTGCGACGGAACGGTTATGTTCTGCGACTACGCGAATCAGTTCCATGAGCTGAACAAGGCGCAGTGCGAAACGCTGCAGGCAGAAATCATCCAAAACGCCCAAGCCCTTTACGCCCAGAAGTGGGCGTATCGTGCGCAGGTTGAGGCCGCCGAAAGCGTCGACGAGCTGAACGCGATCGAGTTCACTTTCTCTCATCTGGGGTTCTGATGTGTGGCAATACCTCAAGCAAGTTCTGATTGCGCTCGATCAGCTCCTCAACGCGCTGTTCAAAGGCTATGCCGACGAGACGCTCTCGTCGCGCGCCTATCGCCTGCGTGTCGAGAGAGGCCGCAAGTGGCCTGAGCGCGTCATAGATGCTTTGCTCTTCTTCGACCGTGATCACTGCGAATCGAGCTACATCAGCGAAGTTCAGAGAAGGCAGCTTCCTCCGTCGATGCGAGATATTCTGTGACTGGTAGATGCACTCGCCCCGGTGATTGAAAGGTCGACGGTGTTTTCTACGTTGGCGGTACACAAAGCGGCAAACCCCACAGCCTCAAAAACTGTGGGGTTTCGCTCTACTTCCGGTTCAGCCGCAGCAAAGTCTCACTCACCTCGACTGAATGTGAGTCCGCCCCAGTCGGAGATCATGAGCCCCCACTCCTTGATGTCGGACGCGGGCATTTTCACTTTGATTTTGTGCATAACGGCAACCCCACCCTTGGCAACCGGGATGGTGCTAGTTACGACTTCTTCTTTGCGTTTTTGGCCTACTGAGCCGAAAATGGAAGCGTTTGCCACATGGAGCACTACCTCCAAGTCAGTGAAGCCAGTGGATTGCATGTTGATGACCTTGACTGTGACTTCTGCTCCAGATCCAAACGGCTTGATGTCAGCCAAGGAATATGCTATGTGCCCGTAGTAGGTTTTTACGACGGTTAAGCCGGAGCTAGTTACGTCGGACATTGTCCAACTCTTCTCGTGCCCGGTAGCGGCAGGAGCAACGCCTTCTAGCCACTTCTCGTTTTGGATCACTCGTTTTTCGAGTTGTGCAAGGCGTTCTTCCAGCGCTTGGATATCCGTGGCAAATGCAGGAAAGACGAGCGCCGCGCATGAAAGTCCCAACAGTGCCTTAGTGACACTCCTCATAGCCGTAGTCAGTTGGCCAATAGCTCGGGCAGGCATAAGCGGGCTCCTTCTGTATGCAGTCGTATAGACCTTGTAATATACTAAGAGGATGATTTGTGGAGGTTTAATGGACAACGATCCGGTCAATCATCCTTCGCATTACACGCAGTACAAGCGTGAGGTCATTGACCTCACGGAGAAGTTAAGTTTCTGCGTAGGTAATGCTGTCAAGTATATCCTGCGGGCCCCGTACAAGGGTAGAGAGGTGGAGGACCTGCAGAAGGCCATGTGGTATGTCGAGCGCTCGCTCAAGCACTTTGAACGCGTGCCGCAGAGGGCAAAAGACGTGGCGAAGGTCTTTGAGAACCCGCTTGTCAACATGTTGCTCGAATGCTACCCCACGAAGTCCTACGGGCGTGTGTACGCCTACGGCATGGAGAGGGCGAAGGACGCCCTGCGTGCCGCCATTGCCGCCGCGAAGGCACGAGAGGAGGCCGCGCGTGGACACTAACTACCTGTGCAACAACGGTCTGGACATGGACCAGCTCTTTGACAAAGGTGCAGGCTCTCAGGCGTTTGACATGTACGACACCTCGGGTGTTGACCTTGGCACGCGGTTCCTTCGTGGCACGAACGACATGGATACGGGGTTTCATACAAACAAGGGGCGCGACAACTTCATCGACATCGGCTACCTTCTGAGCAACTCCGCCGTGACGGTGCGACGCTCCTCTGGTGGTAGCTGGCATGGCTCCGTTGGGGGGCAGTGCAACTGGGGCGCGGCATATGAGGCGGGCTTTGCTCTCCTCGACAAGTACGACACCAAGAAGGACGAGTTCATCGACGTACCCGCCACGGAGTACATCGGAAGCGGCATTTCCTACTCCCGCACTAGCTGGCATGCGTTCCGCATTTATTCGGTGTTCCCTGAGCTGACGGCCAACATCGACGTCAAGTTCCGGACGACAGACGGCGGCAACGGCACAGTCGTCATGTCCAACATCCGAGAACACTCTGCGAGGCACAAGGACTTCGTCATCGCTGGCGGCGGCGGTGACAAGGGGCATTACGGGGAGGGCGTCGTGGAGATCTCTCTACAGGTGCCGGGAATCCGAAGCATTTACTACAAAGGAACCTTCTGGATCAACTCTGATTAGAACTATGGCAAGAACCGACATGTATGCCTATGTCGTAGGCATTTTCGAATACGACAGCGATCAGGCGGGTGCCTTGAACTACCTTTTGACCGCACTCGACGGTTCAGGGGTTGAGGACTTTCAGGTTCTCGAAATCGAGGTTACGCAGTGGTCTGACCCCATCGCCAACGTGCCGTTGGAGGTCACGCGCTCCACAGGGACGTTCCGCAAGTTCACGATGACGGTGCAGATGCGCTTCGTCATCAACGGCGGATATCCGGAGGCTCAGCAGTGGCTTGCCAACAAGCTCTACGCCGAGGAGTCCAAGACGCACATGAACATCCAGACGATGCGCCTCTCGGGGGCCAAGGCGGCGGAATGAAGACGCTGATCTTTAACGTCCCAGCGGTGAACGACTGGGTGTCGGCGAAGATCTACGGCAGTGACAAGTTCCCGATGGACGCGCCGTCCATCGGCCTGTTGGAAAACGGCAGGATCATCGGCGGAGTCGTGTACACGATGTACACCGGCAACGGGATCATGATGAATGTGGCTGGCGGCTACAAAGGGTGGATTAACCGCGCGTTTCTACGTGCGGCGTTCGCCTATCCGTTCAAGCAGCTCGGTTGCACGCGCGTCAGTGGCCTCGTGCGCGCGGACAACTACGCCGCTCAGCAGTTCGACGAGCGCTTGGGATTCAAGCGTGAGGGCCTCGTGCGCCATGGGGACGATGACGGCACCGACCTCATCATGTACGGCATGCTTCGGGAAGAGTGCAAGTGGATTAAATAAGGAAGGATATGGGAAAGAAGAGTTCGAGCTCGTCGCCCGCGGTCGATCCCCGCGTCGGTGCGGCTATGGAGAAACAGGCGGACATCCTCGACCAGCAACAGCAGTGGTACGAAAACGAGATCTACCCTTGGCTGAAGGAGCAGACGTACCTTCAGAACGAGTGGTCGCAGCAGGATCGCCAGTTTGCGCAGGAAAACGCTCTGTGGTGGCGCGACATGGCCAAGGAGCAGTACGACAAGCAGAACGAGCGCGCCGACGAGTACTACAACCGTTGGAAGGACGTTTACAAACCCATCGAGGACCAGCTTGTCGCCGACGTGGACAGGTACAACACCTCGGCTGAGGCTGAGCGTCAGGCACAGGCGGCGATTGGTGACTATGCCAATGCGTACGCCAAGCAGAAGCAGGCGCAGAACATGCAGATGCAGTCCTACGGCATCAATCCCACGTCGGGTGCGTACCAAGCACAGAACAAGGCGCTTGCGTTCAATCAAGCCGGCATCGAGGCCATGGCGGCTAATCAGGCTCGTCAGGCCGCGGAGCAGCTTGGATGGCAGAAGCGCATGCAGATGGCGGCCATCGGTCAGCAGTACATCGGCAATTCTCAGAATCAGGTCAACACGGCCACCAACGCGTCCGGTTCTGCGGGCGGGCTTGCCAACCAATCCATCGGGCAGGCCAGTCAGTTCGGCCAACTTGGCACACAGAACATCTCTAATCTCGCCAACGTGGGTCTGCAGTCTTACAGTGCGCTGTCCAACGGATGGGGCCAGTACGGCAACCTTGGCATGCAGGTCTCCAACTACAACCAGAACGCTTGGGCCCAGAACCAGCAGGCCAAGGCGCAGGGCGCAGCCGGCATCGGCAGCATGGTTGGCGGTCTTGCCATGGCGGCGGGGACGGCATTCTAATGATCGACGACATTTTCAAGACGCACAAGCGCGTTGTGTTTTTCTACTCGGGCGGCAAGGACAGCCTTGCCGTTCTCATGCTCCTCAAGAACCATCTTGACAAGGTGGACGTCGTGTGGGTCAACCCGGGCGACCCGTTTCCTGAGGTTGTCGAGCACATGAAGAAGGTCCACGACTTCGTGCCGCACTTCACGGAAATCAAGAGTGACGTCCGGTCGTTCGTGCAGACCCACGGGTTCCCTGTCGACGTCGTGGACACGCGCCGCACGTCATTTGGAAACTACGCGTTCGGCCCCACGCCGTACAAGGTATGCAGTCGTTTTGACTGCTGTGGGTGCAACCTCTGGCGTCCGATGGTCGAGCATATCAAGACGAGCGGAGCTGACTGCGTCATTCGCGCGGACCGCGGAGAGGAGCGCGCTAAGGGCATTGAGCATGCCGACGGCGTTGATTACGTGTTTCCAATTTTTGACTGGGATGTCGAGCGAGTGAAGGCGTTCGTGCGCACCGCCCCTGCCGGGCTGTACGAAGAGAGGCATGAGCTGACTCATGGATCGAGTCTCGACTGCAAGTGCTGCACGGCGTACAACACGGATTGGCCCTCGCGAAAAGTCTATTTGCGTGAGAAGTTCCCTCTGCTTCTGGAAGCTCAGGCCGATTTCAGACGGGAGTATTACGGGACGTTGATTAAGGAGCTCGTGGAGGAAATGAAATGAGTTTAGGTGGGTTTGGAGCGGGGTTCGCTCAGACTTTCGATGGGGCAAAGTTTGGGCGCGCTCTCAATGAGGGTATCGCAGACTATCGTGAAGGCAAGGCCATCGAGGCTGCAGAGCAAAAGAAGGCCGAGGCTATCAAAAAGCTCGACACCGAGAAAGCACTGCAGAACTCGCAGGCTGAGGCCATCAGGAACCCCAGCGCTGGGGGTACGGAGCCGCAGGCAATCCCTGTGCAGGGTGCGCAGTCTGACCTCGACGTTGATGTCGTGTCTAGCGCAGCGATTAACCCTGCTGATGCACAGCGATCACAGCCGATGCGCCAGTCGACGTACGACATGCGCATGGCACAGATCAACGACGACTTCGATAACGCAAAGGCTCAGGCTCGTGCGGACTACTACCGCTTCCGTGGCATGACCAAGGAGCAGGAAGAGGCCGAAAAGAAGCTTGCCAACATGAAGTTCGCTCAGCAGTTCAGTGGCCTCCACAGGAACGCTCTCGATGGTGACCCTGAGGCCATGGGGCAGCTTGTTGGATACATGAATGCCTCTATGGGCAATGGCATGCAAATCAAGATGGGCGACGGCGGTAAGATGAGCCTGCTGCAAAATGGCAAGGTCATTCAGGCGGATTTCGTGCCTACACGTGCGCAGATCGACCAAGCCGCTATGGGCATGTATAACACGGCGAAATTTTTCAAGGAAGGAGATCTTGACTCCTACCTGAACCGGTTTAGCGCGTTGCAAAAAACGGCGCTTGCTGAACGAGTCGATAATCGAGCCGACCGCGTGGCCGCTGAATCCCAACGTCACAACATCGCTGGTGAAGAGCTTACGGCGCGTGGCCAGGATGTTACTATGCGCGGTCAAGATATTAACGCCGACGTTGCTCGCGAAGGCCATGCAGTAACGATGCGCGGTCAGGACGTCACTATGCGGGGCCAAGATATCAGCGCGGAGACTGCACGTCAGGCACAGGCTATTACGGCCCGTGGTCAGGACATCAGTGCAGCAACTGCCCACCGTGGTCAGGATGTCACCATGCGCGGCCAAGACATTTCGGCGGAGACTGCACGTCAGGCGCAGGCCATTACGGCCCGTGGTCAGGACATCAGTGCAGAAACCGCCCGTCGTGGTCAGGACATCGGTGCAGCAACTGCTCGTCGTGGTCAGGACGTCACCATGCGCGGCCAAGACGTTTCGGCGGAGACTGCCCGTCAGGCACAGGCCATTACGGCACGTGGTCAGGACATCAGTGCAGCGACCGCTCGTCGTGGTCAGGATGTCACCATGCGCGGCCAAGACATTTCGGCGGAGACTGCACGTCAGGCGCAGGCCATTACGGCCCGTGGTCAGGACATCAGTGCAGAAACCGCCCGTCGTGGTCAGGACGTCACCATGCGTGGTCAGGACATCCAAGTTTCTGAAGGGGCGAAAATCAGAGCCCAAAAAGATCGCCTTGCTGACCTTGATCGTGAGGTCAAGCGCTTGGAGATCGAGCTTACCCACGCGGACCGTAGCAGAGGGTTGGACATTACGCAGGCTGAGTTCGACCTTAAGCGTGAAAAGTATGTCGATGCGAAGAAGGCTCTTGCGGCGGAAACTGCAAAGCAAAACGAGCTCAAGTATGTCACCTCGGAAACAACCGGTGAGGACGAACTGCGGGATCCGGTGTCGAACACTTTCTATGGCTACATGGACAAGAGCTCTGGCGAGCTGATTTTGGCTGGCCATACCCCGAAGGAAGTTGCCAGAGTGGCGTCTCAGGCCGAGAGGATCGGTGCATCGCTCGTAACGGACTACGTTACGAGCCCGATTACCGGCCGAAAAATGCCTCGCTATGCGTTCAAGGTTGGAAACAAGATGTGCGACACACTGGAAGAGGCCGCAGAGCTTGCAGGAGTTCCTCCGAAGGGCAAAAAGAGATAAGGAGACGGCATGGCAATTTGGGATGTTACCGACGACAGCGTGTTCACTGTCGTCAACAGTACTAATTTCCGCAACACGGACGACGACGGAAACTTCCTCACCGATACTGCCCGTGACCTCGGTGTCGGCGTCATCGACATCGGCGGGGCGGTAGCGGGCCTTGGCGACTTGGCGGCCTCGCCGTTCCGAGACCCCGGCGACGGCACTTTCACGCAGGCTTATGAGGACTCTCCCCTTGGTCAGTGGAAGCGAGAGCTTCAGGCCGGCTACTCCGCCGAGCGACAGGCCGCTGAACAGGAGTATCAGGACTACGTCGAAGCTGGAAACGGCGAGCTTGACAAGTTTGGCCGTGCCATTGTCGGTGCAGTTACCAACCCGCGCGTGGCGTTTGGCCGTCTGGTGCAGTCTGCCCCGGCTATGGTAGCCAGCGGCGGCGTGGGTGGTGCAGTCGGCAAGGCCACTCTCGCTCGTGGCGCTTCGACGAATGCCGCCAAGTGGGCGGGGCGAGCCGGCTCAGGTGCCGCAGAAGGCCTGATGTCCGGCGGCCAAGCCGCAGGCGAGATCGCTGAGTACAACCGCGAGCAGGGATATGAGCCGACCCGCGGCATGGTTGCACCAGTCATGACCGCCGCTGCGGTGGGCAGTGTCGGCACCATTGGTGGTGGCATGGAAGCCGGACTCTTCAACAAGAGCTTGCGTGAGGTCGGAGAGACAAGCGCACGATCGGGTTGGAAGGCCATCCCGACTACCATGGTCAAGGAGGGGTTCAAGGAAGGTGGAGAAGAAATGGCACAGTCTTATTTCGAGACTGTGCCGACCAACAGCGCTACTGACAAGGAGTGGAATGAAGGGCTCGGGCAGAGCATGGGTGAAGGCTTCGCCGCGGGCTTCGGCATGGGTGCAGCCCTTGGGCCGCTCAGCCGCAACCGCAAAGTGGAGGTGATGAGCGGAACCGAAGGGGCAGACGCCACGTACGAGCGCTCCCGTCCGCCTAGTGAAGCGCCGACGGTTGACCCAGCCACCGTTGCGGAAGATGCCGGTATCAGCATGACGGGAGACGTCAATGCAGATGCAAACGCATACATTGATGCGAACACCGAGCCTGCGGAGGAAGCCACCCCTGCTACTGGTGCCGCGCAACCTGCACCTGAGACCACGCAGTCGACGCCTGATGTTGGGGTTGAACCCGCCGCAGAACCTGAAGCCCCGGAAGTGCTGCAGGTTGATGAAAAGGGATACCGTAAGCTGTGGAGCGGTGTGCACGACCAGTCGCGCAGTGTCTCCAAGCGTCTGTTGGAGCGTACCAACGAAGTGCTCGCCACGCCGTTCGGCAAGGATGTTGTGGATGCCATGGTGCAGGCCAACAATGCTGTCGGGGCGCACCTCTCGACTGAGCGCATTCTGAATCTTGTGGACAACGCTATCGACGAATCTGGGTCGGTGGAGGAGGCTATCGAGAAGCTCCGCGCTCAGGCTGCCGATCAGGAGGGGCGTGGGAAGAATAGCATCCCCGTGTCCGACCTCTGTGCCGTTGCCGCCGAGGTGCTGTCTGGAAACTCCGATCCGCTCCAGTTCCTCCAAGGGCGCATGGGAGAGCGTGTAGTCGCAGAGGCACAGAAAGCCCGTGACAAGTCTCTGCAGAAGGCGGAGGCTAAAGCCAGAGCCCGCACCGGTGGGGAAGCCCCCGTGGAGCTTAAGGGCAGTGCGGACGACGTATTTAAAGCCGACGATTCTCCGCAGGTCGAGGGTGCGCCCAATGCAGGCGTGCAGAATGCGCCTGCAGACGACGTCATCGAGGCCGAAATCGTTGGAGAGCGCGAGGCCGAGCCTGCCAACGCGCAGGAAGAAGTGCCTGAGAGTTCCAGCCCCGTCGTGGAGGAACCCGTCGCTTCGGCTGTTCAGCAGGAAGCTGAGCCCGCAGTTGCACAGGCTGTTGAACCTGCGCCGAAGGTAGATACTGAACCGGCACCTGCCGTAACGGCTGAGCCGGAACCCCAACCCGAACCTGCCAAGGCTGCCCCTGTGACAGAACAGACGGCAGAACCTGCCCCCGAAGCCCCGAAGCCGAAGGCAGAACCTGCACCAGCTTCTGAGTCCACGCCGGTTGACATCGACAAGAAGGCTCCGTGGGTGGAGGAGAAAAAGCCCGTGGACTTTGGACCGGTGCCGAGTGTTGAGCGAGTGAATCACGTTGGCGACAAGCCAGACACGGCGGGGGCCGTGCCCGTACCCAAGGAAGAGGTGAAGCCCAAGCAGAAGCGGGCGCTCAAGACCAAGGTGTCCGAGATTGAGGATCAGAAGCCCACGCCCAACAAAGGAGGACAACCTGTGCCTGCCGCTCCGGCCAAGCACACGAACGCCGTCGCCAAGGGTGATGCTGACCAAAGAGCACATGGCAAGGCTGTGGCCGCTGGCAAGGCGATGTGGAACCCGAACGAAGGGCGAAAAATTCCCGCCAACGAGCAGGGCGCGAAGGTCGCCAAGTCCGTCGCTGAGATGAAGCCGATGGAGAGCTTCGCCAAGGCTCCTAGGTGGGTGCGACAGACTCGTGAGTTCGCCGCCAAGTGGTTCAAGATCCGAGGCGGTTGGCCTACGCAGGAAGAGTACCGCGACGAGATTTGGCCGCGCCTTGCCGAGCAGGAGAACTGGACCCCGGCTGAGATGGTCGACCGCAGGACGGGTAACGCATGGACGAATCGCTACTTCGGGGACATTACGCGTGGCAGCCTCAAAGAACCGATTCGTGGCACGAAGGAAACCATCCGAAACAACAAGGAGACTCGCGCCGAGGCTGGCAAGGAAGCCGCTGACCGCATGCTCAAGGAGTGGAACGAGCAGAGGGCTCGTATTCAGGCTAAGAAGGACGCGGGTGAGGAGCTTCAGCCGTTTGAGCAGGCGGTGCTCGATCACGAAAAGCCCTCCAGTGCCGACGTGCGCGCTTACGCTATGCGCGAGCACAAGAACGGCAATACCTCTATGCGCCTCTACGTGAGAGACTTTCCGCCTGAGTCGTACGAAGCCACGACCAATTCCAAGCAAGACCGCAAGGGGATGAATTGGGACCGCAAGGGGATGAAGGAGGTCTCTGTCTTCAAGCACGACTACAAGGGCGGCGGAAAAGCAGTGGTGAAGGCCAAGCCCTCGGACAGCAAAGCCTCGATGGTTATTGCTAACGGGGCGAAGGAAAATTCGCTGTTCACCGATGAGCAGAAATCGGCGATGGAGCTCAAGACGCTGGAAAGGCTCCCTACACGCGAAGCGAAGGTCGAGGCTATCGTTGATGCCCTGAACGGCATTGAAAAGCTTCCGTCTGAAGGCACTGGAAGTACGCGTACCAGCGTCACCATGGCCGCTATCATGGCCGCACAACGAGCGGCGCAGGCGCATGAGCACAGCAAAGAGCACTGGACTCAAGAGCAGTTTGCGCAGGTCTTCGAGGCTATTTCCAAGGTTCTGAACGGGGACAAGAACCTCTTTACCAATGAGCAGTTGGAAACTCTGAACAACCTCAAGAAACAGATTCTTGCCAATACGCAGCTCGATGAGGGCAAGGCACACGACGCGGCTCGCACTGGCATGGAGGCGGCGAAGGCTCGTCAGGCTAAGGCTCGAGAAGTGCCCAAGCTCGTTGCTGACGAGCTCGTCGATGACCCCGAGGCTCGAGCGGCTGAAGGCGCGAAGCCCGCAAAGAAGGAAAGGGGCGAGTACAACGAGTCCGAAGAAGTCGTCGAGAAGACGTCTGAAAGCGAGCTCGTTGACGACTATGAGGGCGATCCGAGCTGGTACGACCCTGAAGGTGAAAGTCTTCATGGTGACTCTGGCTCAGACACCGTTGGTGAACGCAACTTCGGGCATGAGCTCTCTGGGTACTTCGACGACCGCACGAGGATCGCTGACGAGGAAAACACGAGCAACTGGGACGACGAAAAGGTCGGCGGCCAGAGCGGCGGCTCAATCAATACTGAGTCCGGCCGTAAGGGGCACTTCATGGTCCATGGCAAGCAGGGCCTCAAGGCTAAGCTCGCTCGGCATCTAAAGGCGTCTCTTAAGTGGACAAAGGACCTCAAGATCGGGGAGCACCTCGAGGAAATCCGCAAGCGTGTGGAAAATAACGAGGCGGACGCACAGGCCATCAGCGACTGGTTTGCAAAGCAGGCAAAAGCTCTCGAGCCTAAGCTCGCAGATATGCGCTACGAAGACGTAGTGAACCTTGCCACAGAAGCGGGCGAGCTTGGCCGCGCTGTTGGGGGTGGGGTTGAGGACAATGCTGTCTATCAGATGGCATTGAACGAGATGGAGCGCCGTGCAACTAAGGCTAATCCCCAGACCGCTACTAGCGTACAGCCCAAGGCAACGAAGGAAAAGCCCGTAGAGAAAGCCCCCGAGGGGTTCCGAGGTGACAAGAACGTAGTCCTGTCCGAAGTCGGTCGAGTCATGCCCAAGCAGGGGCTTTTCGCTACGGTTGAAAGGCTCTTCGCGTCGCTGAAGCCCGTTACGGAAGCTGGCAAGAAGCTCGCTGAGAAGGTCTACTTCTCCAGAATCACTGAGGGAAGCAGTTTCTTGGCAGGCGGCCGCACGCTCCAACTTTCCGACATTGTCGAAACGGCCAAGAGTGAGGCCGACCTTCAGGGGGTGTTTAGCCCCGAGTTTGCCCACGGGCTGTGGACGGCAATTTCCAACCTGAAGGCGATGGGAGTCACGGACTTCTCCAACATCTACGTTGTCGACCAAATCCTCGATGACAAGACTGGGCAACCGCTGACGACTTCCAACAATTCCGATAAGGCCCGTGTCTGCGTCGGTAGATGCCACCTTCTTGACGGGGAGGCACGGAACATCACTGTCCGTACCGGGGAGAATACGTGGAACAACGGGAAGCTGAGCGGAGACACGATCCTCGTTCAGGCGCACTTCAAGGGCAACGAGAGAGCGTACAAGAGTGGACTTGGAAAGAAGGCGGACGAAACTGACGTTGCAGGTCTGGCAACGCACGAAATCACGCACGCTGTCGACGCGAAAACTTTCGGGGCTCTGACCAACGCCTTGAAGGGCCACTTGAATGAAGTCGTCCACGATCAGCTGGAAGACCTTGCCATGCAGCTCGAAGACCTGTACATGGCATGGATCCAAGGCAAACCCCTCGATGCAGAGATTGCCGCACTCAAGGAAAGGACAGGGTGGAGTGATAAACTGATTGCGGACGCAGTTGCCGCAATGCCCCACATCTATTACCCGTTCATGCACGACGGCGAGCGCCATTATGTCGAGCTTCTTGCCAGCTCTGTGGCCGGGTACGCAACGTCCGAGGCATATCGAAACACAATCAACGCGCTGGCCCCCAAGTTCGGAGCCGCGCTTAAGGAGTTTATTGACAATGACCTGCATTCACGAAACGCCCCTATCGCTGATCGAGCTAGTAGTCCTTGGGTCAGAATCCGCCGTGAAGCTCGAAACGATTCCGCCGACGCTGAAGAAAATGGGGCTGGATCTGTTCGACGCGATGCTCAAGGAAAAGGCGAGTCTGTACGAGATGGCGCTGGCGATAGCAATTCTGACGGCCATGGAAACGAAGGAATCGACGGCGTGGCCAGTAGTGGCAACAACCCCCAACGTTCTGGCGCAGATGCTGATGCGTCCTCTTCAGATTCAACTCGGGGGATGGGGGACGAAGCCCATTCCGCTTCTTCCGAAAGGAATGCAAGCCGTGGTCGACGAGGGGAAAGTGACGTGGGATCCGTTCATTCTGGCGAGGGTGGCAAAGGACGGAAGCACCCCGAAGGTGATATGGGATCAGTGGCTGAGGATCGCGCAGACGCTCAAAAACGCAGCCCCGGAAGCGAGCCGAGAAGCGAGAAACACGGCGCTGAAATGGGCGGAAAAGATTCGTCAGCAGAATCAAGTGCGCGAAAGTACTTCCGCGAAAACGCCAAGACGTGGTGGGGAAGCAGCCTCCTAGACACTGTTCTGAACACGGTCGACGCGGCTAAGACGAAGCTCGGTCTGGGGCTTCTCTTTACGCGTGACTTGGTGAACCTCGCCTGCAAGGCGGCCCCTGACGTCCCGGCCTTCAAGCAGTGGCACGAGCTCATGGAGCGCCAAGCGGCCTACCGCAACGACTGGCAGGCAGGCGTGGCGTCCATCAACGAGCGATTCGAGGCGCTTCCCAAGGCTGTCCAGCCGCAGGTCAACCGCTTCTTGGAAGCTGTGACACTGGAGGGCCTGTGGCCATTCCGCGATCCCGACGTGTTTGCCACGGAAGAGGACTTCCAGAAGTACAAGGATAAGCTTTCCGACGAGCAGAAGGACATACTTGCCAAGCTCGAGCGCGACTATGAGGCACTGCCGCAGAAGGCCCGTTCGGTTGTCTACGCCGTGCTGCATCATGGCGTGGAGTCTCGTCGCACCCGCGCCAACCTGATGAAGGGCTTCGTCGAGGAGCGCTATGGCAGCCTCATCGACAAGGCTACGGACAAGACGACGAAGGCGAAGTGGGAGAAGGAGAAGAAAGACTGGATCGCACGATGCGACTCTCTCGCCGCTCAGGTGAGGGCTCCGTACGTGCCCCTGCGCCGATTCGGCTCCCATGTCGTTGTACGTCAGTCGAAGAAGTATGAGTACACGAAGCGCCTTGCCGGGCAGGTGTACAAGACCATTCAGGAGCGCACCAACGGCAAGCCGACGAAGGCTCAGATGGCCCCGTTCCACAAGCTCCAAGCGGAGCTTGCCAAGATGCAGGGCGATCCCGAGCACTACGAGGTGCAGTTCGTAGACGGTGCAGGCACTGCAAAGCGACACGCTAAGACGCTTCAAGATCGCTATCCCGACGCCATCGTGGAGTCGTTCGCTCGCGCCGAGCATGTAGAGGGGAGCATCCCCTCGTGGCAGAAGCTCGAGCAGGTCATCACGTCTGCGCAGCAGAACTTGGAGATCGAGAAGCTCGCTTTGGATCCTGACACTCGCGACGCCACCGCCGCTTCGCTCGCTGAGATCATGAACGCCGCCCAGCGCATGTACATCGAGGCCCTCAACGACGACAACGCCCGCAAGAGCGAGCTCCGTCGCATGAGAGTCGCCGGTTACCATACGAACATGATGGAGAACTTCATGGAGACGGGCCGATCCGAGGCGAACCTCTTCGCCAACATGAGCTACGGTGCCAAGGTGCGCAAGGTGCTCGTGGACATGCAGCAGGAGGTGAAGCACTCGGGCAACCGAGCCGCGGCGGCTGACTACCAGAACGAGATGCTCAAGCGTCACAACCAGATGCTCCGCGGTGAGGGAACGTCCGAGGCTGTGAACACGCTTCTGCGTACGAACTCCGTGGTGATGCTGATGACGAGTCCTGCCTACTACCTGCAGAACCTTCTCCAGCCGATGATGATGTCCGCACCCTACATGGCCGGGCATCACGGCATGGCCGCGTCCATGGAGGCGTTGGGCAAGACCATGGCTGCTGCGGCCAAGGCGCTGCGCAAGGGCACGTCACTCGAGCACATCGAGGAAGGCATGAAGCTCACCAAGGCGGAGGCTGAGGCGCTTCGCCGCGCCCGCGACCTTGGTCACATTGACATCGGCATGACGTCCGACTTTGGTCACATCACGCACTCCGACGCAGGTGAGATCAAGAAGGCGTTCGCCAAGGTGACGGACAAGATGACCGAGGTGTCCCGTCGCGTGGAAATGGTCAACCGAATCGGTACTTTCATCGCGGCCTACCGATTGGAGAATGCCCGCCTAAAGGGCAAGAACCCCGAGGCCGCGTGGCAGTACGCCGACGAGGTTGTGTACAAGACGCATGGTGACTACAGCGGGATCAATGCGCCGCGACTCTTCGCAATGAACTCTATGACCAAGATGGCCACGCAGTTCCGCAAGTTCCAGCTGATCCAAGCAGGCATGATGATCGGTCTCGCGGCCCGTGCGTTCCGCAACGCCAGCCCAGCCGAGAAAGCACTGGCACGCCGTCAGCTCGCTTGGACGATGGGCATCCACTTCGCGATGGCCGGGGCCAAGGGCACGCCGTTCTTGGCGACCCTCCTCGGATTGATCGGTTTTGCCTTCGGCGGAGCAGGGGACGACGAGGACGACATGATTCGAGATCTGATCGGCGACAAGCAGACGAGTGACTTGGTGCTCAACGGCATCCCGAAGATGCTGGGCGTGGACATGAGCGGCAAGGTCGGCGCGTCCAACATGTTCTCCTTGTTCCCGTTCATGGACACCAAACCGTCAGAAGGCGAGGATTTCTGGAAGGATCTGGTTGTGTCCGCCATGGGGCCGACCGGGAGCCTTGGTGAGCGAGCGCTTCGTGGCTTCGCCTACGCTTCCCAAGGTGACTGGGCAAAGGGCGCAGAGGCCGTGGCTCCCACGGGTATTGCCAACCTGATGAAGGCCATCCGCTTCAGCACTGAGGGTGTGACGACCAAGGCGGGGGATGTCCACATCCCGGGCGAAGAGTTCACGCTTTTCGACGGCGTCATGCAGGCGGCCGGTCTGCCAACCAACAAGACGACGGACCGCAACCGCATCATGGGTTCACTCATCCGTCACGAAGAGTGGTTCGACGGACAGCAGAGTCAGCTCGTTCACGACTACAAGGAGGCTTGGAAAGCCCGCGACAGCAAGTCCATGATGCGCCTGCGCCGCGAGTTCCTTGAGCTCAACAAACTCCGCAGGGAGCAGGGCTTCAAGCCCGCTAAGATGAGCGTCATGACGAAGGCCCCGATCAAGCAGCGCAAGCGCGAGCTTCAGGGCCAAGGCATCGGGTCCACGGTGGGGTACAAGCCCTCCAACCGACGCTTCATTGAGGAGCAACTGAAGAAGTGACGTAATCCGCCCACTCTTGGAGCAGAGCACGGCGCTGGTCGAGGAGGTCAGACCTCTGGTAGGCCAGCGCCACTTTTGTATCTACAACATGACCAAGGCAGCGCTCCCGCGTGGCGGGGTCCTTGCCATTCTCGGCGCACCACGTACTGAATGATGAGCGGAAGCCGTGGAGAGTCATGGCCGGGTTGCCGGAGATCTTCTTCAGGACCTCAATCACTCGAGAGGAGTAGAGCGGCCTAGGGGCTGAGTCATTGCTCTGCGCCGTTTCCACGCGCTCTATCACATACACCTTTCCGCCTAGTTGCATGAGCTCCAGAGCCTGACGCGATAGGGGCACGACGACGGGCTTTTTAGAGGTCTTAGTTGTGCTAAGCGTAAGCGTACCCGCTCGGGTGTCCAAGTTGGCTACAAGCGCCCCGAGCAGCTCGCTGGCGCGGAACGGATAAAGCATAAGTATTTGAATGGCACGGACCACAGGGGTAGGCTCCTGCTCTGAGACCCTTTGATAAAGCTCCGGGATTTTGCGCCAGTCGAGGCTGTATAGATGCTCACAGCCATCCCTTGGGTCAACTCGCGGCAAAAGCATATCCAAGCCGCCTTTCCAAACGGTCGGGTTGGGGCCTGTGTAGTTCTTCTCTACAGCGGCGTAGCTGTAGCAGGCGCGCAGTGTTGCCAAGACCGACGCCCCTGCACCTTTCTTGGCGATCGGGCGTAAGACGTCTGCAATGTCCTGCTGTGTGATCTTGGACATGCTCTTATTGCCTATGGCTGGTGCGGCGAACTTGAGGAAAGTGTTTAGTTCACGTGGCAAGTATCGTGCTGTGCGGAGCTCCTTTACCTCCATTTTGCGGCGTAGAGCAGGCTCAACGATCTGCAGAAGGGTAAGCTGGTCAGCAAACGCCTGCGCGGCTACAGCGGCCTTTTCAGCGCGGATACGCCTGACGTGCACAGAGGGGCACTCACCGTTGGCAATTCGGACCCTGAGCTCCCCAGCCTTCTTGCGGGCGTCTGCAATCGGGGTTGTCCATGCTGAGCCAAGGCCGAGCTCGAAGGTTTTGTAGTGGAAGCGGTAGCGGAATATCCACGACCGAGCGGATCCCTTCTTGCGAAGGTAGAGGTTGCCGCCGTCGGCGTGGGTGCCATCAGGAAGGAGGTCGATGGAGGCTTTCTTGATACGGTTGAGGATCATGGCTTTCTGTCTTTTGTCCCATGCACACTTGTAAGTAGTTTCACAAATTTGTGATAAGCAGTGTAGATAGCAGATCCTAGAACCGCAAGGGGGAGAGGGATTTGTGAGTAGAAAAGAGTAGAGGTTTAAACAAAAAAGTAGTGCGGGAA